AGTCACGACTCTTTCGACCACGGCCAAAACCATCATTAAGCCCGGTCCGTACGATAAGACGATTGTGATCCAAAACAACGGGTCCAACTCAGTGAGGCTCTCGATTGACGGGGGCGCATCGTACACTGATCCTGCGAGCGGGCTCGCCGGGACAAACCCCACCGCAACAACCGGCATCCTTCTTCCTGCGGGGCAGCAGTACATTGTTCCAACAGCCCCGACAACCAATAGCAACGGTTCTGTTTATCGACCCCCTATCGTTGCAATCATGGTAAGCGGGTCTACGACACTCGACATCGCAACGGACGGCACCCAAACGGTTTTTCCCACCCCATGAAAAAATTCATTTTTCTCGTACTTGCTTTGAGTACGGCGTTGGGGCTCGGTGCTCAATCTGCGTCTTTGGGCGGAAGTCCCAGCATTAGCTCAGTCGCCGGTTTAACCGTCAACCCCACATTGACAGCTCCCGTCAATATCGGAATTCCTGTGATTACTGACACTGGTGTAGGTCTTCAGATCACGGGGAGTCAAACGGGATATTTTCAATCTATTCTTCAAAATACGAATGCGGGAACCGGCGCTTCGGCCGACTATATCGTCAATAATAACCTCGGTACGGCGACGACGTACTATGGCGATTTCGGAATTAACAGCTCGGCGTTCACCGGTAGTGGTAATTTCAATGCGCCGAGTGCGACCTATCTCTACTCTAATAGCGGAGATCTTGCCATCGGAACTACGACCAGTAATGCCATCCACTTCATCGTAGGAAGCCCGACTGCGGCAGATGCGATGAGCATAAGTAGCGCGGGGCTTCTCACTGTTGCGAACGCCGCGACATTTTCTTCGACGATCAATGGAGATACGTTCACGACTGGCAGCTACACGTTGACGGGCGGCGCAGCAAAAACGCTCACCTTCAACAACAGCCTGACCTTGGCCGGAACTGATGGGACGACAATGACGTTCCCGGCAACATCGGCCACCGTGGCAAGAACCGACGCAGCTAACACATTCACTGGTGCCAGCTCGACCACCTCGTGGTCTATGACGACGCCTGTGATTGCAGGCGGACTGACGGCCTCAGGTTCGGGTGCGAATGACTTTTCTGCAAGCACAGGCACATTCAAGACATCTACTGGATCCGTAACCATTGGAACGGGCACTGCGACATTCACCGGGCCTGCGGTATTTAATGGTACGGCAACGACAGCGCCGCTCACCGTTACTTCAACCGCCAAGACTTCCGGCGTGCTACCTGACGTGCAGATCACGGCAGCTGCGGATACAGGTTTAACTGCCGCAACGACGGTACCCGTGTTGCAGACGACAGGCGCTACGCGCACCTGGGCGACGACCGGCACCGTGGCGGATCAGTACGAATATCACTTTGTGGCGGACACTCTTGCCAGCGCATCTGCCTCGCAGACCTTCACCGTGGCTTCAACCCTCGACATCAGTGCGCCGCCGATCCAGGGCACCAACGCCATTCTATCCCAACCTTGGGCGCTCGACGTGGAAGCCGGACCTTCCAACTTTGGAGGCACGGCTTATACCTTTTCGACTAATCCAACGACCCCGGTTGCGACCGGGGTAAACATTCCCTCCGCAACGACGACCTTCCAGACCTCAGAGCCGGCGACAGTGGCGGCGCTTTACCAAGGCATCCCCACCTACTCCGCCGCCTCCGGAACGATTACGACTGCAGCTACGAATTACATCGCTGGGCAGCCGACGGCCTCCACGCTGGCCATTACCAATGATTACGCACTCGATGTGGCTTCTGGCCAGTCGATCCTAGGAGGTGCCTACACCTACGGAGCCAATCCATCTGGCGCGACCACCTTTGGCACGACGCTAACGCTTCCCGCTTACACTACTACGGTTACCGGTACTAATACGGCTACAAGTCTGCAGGGCATTTACATGGGGGCGCCGACTTTTACCGACTCGTCTGCCGGCGCCGCGACAGATATTCAGAACGTTCTGATGGTTGGCCCAGCGGCAGTGGCGGGCAGCCTGACTACCTCACGAGCGCATTCACTTGTCATCGTGGACAGCACGACGACCGGTACCAATTCAGGATCGAGCAACCAAGGAGCTTTGGTGGTGACAAATACGATAGGTAATGCCACGACTTCAGTTGGAATCGGTGGTGGAAGGGTCAATGCCAGTGGGCAGATTACCTGCACGACTCTCTCTAACCAAGGGAAGGAGTCGGTCTATAATAACGTAAATACGGCTGGCTGGGGTCACCCCGCCATCTATGCCTCCGGGCGTGTCACCGGGCAGACAGGTGCCGCCGCCGCATTTTCCACTTACACGGTCGGCGCGGCGGACGGGAGCTTCATCGTGTCGGCCAACATCAACGTCACCGCTTCGACCACGAACTCCTTCACCTGCACCTGCACCTACACGGATGAAACCAATACCTCCCGCACGCTGACCATGAACTTCTCCAGCGTGACTGGTACCTTCCTGACCACGATTACCAACGCACTCGGCGTCGGGGCTTACGAGGGCGTGCCCCTCCACATCCGGGCCAAGGCGTCCACGGCGATTACTTTTGCCACGGTCGGTACTTTTACCAGCGTAACTTATAATGCCGAAGGTATCATTCAACAGATTAACTAACATGCTCTCTTTTTTAAAAAAGTACGGAAGGTCGATTTTGACCGGCGTGATTTTTTTCGTCGTGACGAATGCAATGGCGGTTGAGGACGTTTTTGGCAGCCTTACACCGGCCGAACTGTCGGCGCTTACTCGCGGGCAAATCATTCTCGACTGCGTCAAGGTGCTTGCCTTGGCAGGCACAACGCTGCTAGCGTATCTCAATCAAACGGTGGCCCGTGCTGGGCAGCCGCTGCCAGACCCAACGAAATCAACCATACCATGAAAAACGTCCTTGTCCTATCCGTCGCGCTGCTCGCGCTTCTGTTTACTTCTGCTTGCACGACTGCCCAAGTTCAAGCCACGGCCGCAGCTGATCTTGTGGCCAACACTGGCGAGATTGGCGCGGCGTACTCGATTCAAAATAAGATCGCCACGGTGTCCCAGCTTCAGCAGCTCGCCAACGATTTGCCAGGCGTTGCCTCGGGCACGGCGCTTACGCCGGCCGATAACACGATTTTGGCCGGGATTATCGCCAATTTGTCCCACACCAAGGCGGATCTTACCGGCGTGTCCGCACTCGACGCGCTTAATGGAGACATTGCGAAGGTTAATTCGGGTAGTAACCCGACTCTTATTACCGGCGCTGAGTGGAGCCAGTTGAAAGACTTTGCCGCCGGAATCAATGCCGCCATCGCCGTGGCTCAGGCCAACCCATCGCTTGTGCCTCAATAGTTATGTTCGACCCCCGCTCCTTTTTTCCAGCACAGGAAGCGGCTTACAATCTCCCTCTTACCGGTTCCGGTACAGAGTCGGGATTGATCGACACGCTGCTCGCCGACGATCTTGATGGGCCGTTGCCGTACGGTGCGCTCGTACCGGGGCCTGGGGGTAAGCCGATTCTAGGCATCGCTGGTACACGCGACGGCGAGGAGTGGATTCTTGATTTTGACTTCTTGCCGGTAGATACACCGCTCGGTGCAATGTCGCGTGGCATCTGGCAGACAGTGCGTTCGTGGCGATGGCTCTCCGGCAAACCGCTCAACGCTTACGAAATCGGCGGCGTTTGTGGGCACAGCCGCGGGGGTCCGCTGGCCATAACTCTCTCTGCTATCCTTGGTATTCCGGCGGTTGTTTTTGCGTGTCCGCGGTTGGTCAGTGCGGACGTGCTCAACAAAGCCAACGTATTATCGCACGTGTGGGTGGAGGGAGACATCGTTCCTCTGGCCGCGCCTGGTTACCAGAGCATACCGAATACGGTCAGCATCTCGCCGGCGCCCGGGGTTCCGATCTTTAGCGTCCGAGCGCATCACATTTTTCCCAACTACGAAGCCGCGATAAATGCCTGTTTTACAAATTAAAAAACAATGGCACCCCCGAAACATTGGAGGCGAAGAGATGACGATAGGGATGTTGATGAAGGCAGCATGCGTCCTACATGGAGAACTCTTGTCAGTGTCATCGTAGCGAGCGGCGTCCTTTGCGGACTCGCTTACCGGGTGGGGCGTTGGTGCGAAAATGTTGAGACAGGCGCAGAAACCCGGGCAACCATGGTTGCGGTTCAAGCGGAGCAGGCGGACGAAAAAAACCAGCTCGCCGACATGAAAACCGCCATTTATGAGATCAAAACCAAGGTTGATGAAATTGCAAAACGGCGCGACGTGGCGTACCAAGGTCCGGCGAAAGCGGGCGTTGCTGCGGAGGCACCATGATCGTTTTTTGGAGAGATCTTCCACTCACGAAGAATGAAGAAGCTCTGGTATTCGAAGTTGAGCAAGCTCATCGGATGTCGGCTTTCAGAGAAAATGCCAGCACCTGTGCGTTGAAAAATTCAGCGGGCGGTTCTGGTTCGTTTGAGATGGCAGTTGCTTCGGCAGTTTTAACTTTCGGAGGAAAACATGCGCCAATTGAAGCTATTTACGGGCGTCTTAGTCAGCCGATGGACTTGCTTTTAGAGTCTGTTGAAAAATCATTGGATAACCATGAGATTGTCCAAGGCTGGGGAAATTCGTTTTTTAAAGAGTGCCCGGATCCACTCTGGGAATCCGTTTCAAGAGCGTTGCAAGTTTTTCCCGAAAGCGCTGAGAAGATAAAGGCGGTTACAGAGTTGCTGCACCAGCGCGGGAAAAAACTGCACCCGAATCCAGGCGCGTTTACCGCTATCACCGCCTTGATTTTAGGCATTCCTCCGAAAGTGGCATCGGTCATTCTTATCGGTGCGCGTCTCCCGGTTTGGGCGGCTTTGGCTCAAAAGGAACTGTGAAGCGTAATTTTCTTGTTACCGGTTATCCTCGATCACGAACCACGTGGATGGCGGCGTTTCTGAGTTCGGGAGCTACACTTTGTCTTCATGAGCCGATTACTTGGTTTTCCATGAATTTTTTGGCGATGGCGGAATACGTGAAAAATCTCCCCCATCAAAATGTGGGGATTTCCGATTCTGGGATTTTGGTCAAAAGGGTCTTGTTCTCAGCATTGTACCGTGAATGCCCTGTACTTGTAATCGAACGTAATAAATCAATCGCTCTGGACAGCCATCGCAGGCACTATGGGGTATTTTTGGATGGACGGGCTGAGAAAGCATTTGACGAAACAGAAAGAGGTTTACAAGCTCTGGAAGCCTTTTTTAGCACTGTGAAACGGATTTCTTTCGATTCTCTTGGAACAGCTGCAGGCGCTCGTGTAGCCTGGGATTTCTGCTGCCCGAATCAACCATTTGATGAAGCCCGGTATCAGGCGATGGACCGCATCGTTTGTAATCCGAAAACATAACCATGGGCTACATTGCAGCAATCGGAGCCGTTGTTGGGGGTGGGCTTTCCGCGTACGGGTCGATGAATGCGTCACAACCGCAACAACTGCCGCCTACGTTTTATAATGCTTATGGGCAGATGAACACGCCCAACGAGGGAGCCGTTACCTCGATGAACAACATTTACGGGGCGCTAAACAACGGCACCGTGAATCCGCAGGCAGTCGCAGCGTCCCAAGCATACGCAAATTCATTAAACAGTGCGGCGAGCAATCCCTTGTTGGGATCGGCAAACGCGTACACGAGCAACGAACTTGCGGGAGGCGATCTCACTTCTCCAATCGTCAATAACTACGCTAATCAGGCGTATAATTCGATAATCAGCCAGGGCCAAAACGAGAACGCGAGAACGCAGGCGAATTACGCTAATAACGGTCTTGGTTTTTCCACCGCAATGCAGCAGGCACAGCAGGCGGGCACGGCGGCGACGGCTAATCAGGCGGCACAGACACGTGCCGGAATCCTGTCTCAAAATTACCAGCAGGAACGGCAGCTTCAGCAGGGGGCTGTCGGACTTGGCGAAAGTTTGGTTGCTCAGCCTTCGACATATTTGGGGCAGGTCAACCAAGCACTTTACGCACCTTATCAACAACAGGCTCAAATTACGACTGGGCTCCTCGGAAACAATCCATACAGTCCGCAGCCGACGTACGTGCAACAACCAAATATTGGAAACGCGATTGGTACAGGTATTCAGTCGGCACAAGGAATTTATTCTTTGTACAACAGTATCAACGGGCCTTCGGCAGGCGGCGGCGGCTACACTCCTGTTGAGGGGAGCTCTCCGACTTCTGACAGTCTAGCCACTGATTTTATTGCATAACAAATGCCCTACATAACTTTAGCTGAGCAGGGGTACAAACAGCCAGGCGATCAGATTCAGGAAGCTGCACAGGCGCAGATTCAACAGAATATGATTCGTCAGGAAATGGCGCAGCGCGCCCAGGCGTTTCCGGTGCAGCAACGTTTGGCTGCGGCACAAGCAAGTCAGGCCGAAACTGAGTCTGCAGCCACTCAGAAAAATATTCAGCTTCAGCAGCAGGCTCAGGATCTCAAAAATCGAATGGCTCAAACTCAACTCGCCTTCGAACAAGAAACCAACCCTCAAAGAAAAGCTTTGTTGGGCCAGCAGTTGGACAACTTGAAAAACGAGGGTCAGTTGCTGTTGTCTCAAGCGGGAGAAGCTCAGGCCCGCGGCGGTTACTTTGCGGCGGAAACGTATAAAGACAATCCGGCAGCGGCGCCGTACAATACCGTTGTCAAGCCCGGCACTCTCGATCCATACGGCAACCAAATTACCACCACTAGTGAAATTGACAAGACGACAGGTCAGCCCGTAGGCAGCCAGCAAACATACGAGCGCGGCCGTGGAATCCCGCGTGCCGCCTATGTGGAACACGTCGATCCTGCTACTGGCCAAATCACGCGTCAGCCCGGAATTCCGCAGGTTGATCCCGATACAGGCATCATGACGATTCGGGTCGCTCCTCAAGGGGGGCAGTCAGACCAGGATGCAGCCGATCAAAAAGCGGCCAACGACGCCGCGCAGCAGAAGCTCGTGGACGAGTATTTCAATTCCCAAACCGGCCAGCCCAAGTCTTCGTTTTTGGGCATGGGCACGAAAGGCCCGGAAAGTGCGTCTGATCGTGCCGCTCTTTCCGCGCTGCTTCAAGATCCCGCGGCCGTCAACAAGTACGGGCTCAATGCGTACGGGCCGCTTGCGGCCAAACTCGGCATTCCGGCGACTCCGGCACCTACTACGCCACTGCAAACCTCGCCGGCCGCGCCGGGCACAGGCGCGAGCGCGGCGATCAAACCGTCTTCCGTGACTTCGTCATCTGGCGACGTTAAGGATGTGTCTCGCACGGGCGACAGCGGCCCTTCAGGAGCTCTTCCGGTAAAGGCGCCGGCGCTTACGGCGCCCCAGGACACCCCTACGGCGGGCGTGGGTCCGTTGGGAACCCCTCCAAAGGCCGGGGAGAATGCCTTGGCATCGCCCTCGGTCGGAAATCCGAATCCGGTTCCAATCCGCAGTGGCCGCAGCGGAACATCCCAGCCAGCCGGCGGTACCCCCGCAGTTTCGGGTAAAAAGGCCAGCAAGTTCAGCGATTTGCCGGTTGACAGTTATTTTATGCAGAATGGGGTTCGGTACCACAAAACCGGCCCAACTTCAGCCGAGCCGGCGGAAGCCGTGCAGCCCAGTGCCGGGCAAATCCCGTCGTTGCCCGCAGCCATGGGCACGTAAAAGGTTGTCGAACGGCGGATTTTCGTCGAAGGTACGTTAATGCCTTTCGATCCAAACGGCCCTGTGACGGTACTTGACGCCCCGGCGCCTCCGGCCGGTGCCTTTGATCCTAATGCCCCGGTCGAGCCTGACGTCCCGCCGGCGCGCGCGCCGTCCCAACCGGTCGCCAAAACGCCAACATTCGATCCGAGCGCCCCCGTTGCTCCTGAGCATCCGTACATCACCAGCACGCTCAACGATGCGGGTTTGACCAACGATGAAAAGCAGGCGCGCGTCGCTGCTTTCAACCAAGGGTATGCCAAATTCGATTTCGACACTCCGGTTACACCGATCGAACGGTACGGGCTGCATTTTATGCACGCCGTCGAGTCCACCATCCCCGGTGAGATGGTGGCAGCTTCGGAAATGCCCAAAGTGAAGGAAATCGTTTCGAACCCGTCCGGGTACGGTGCGCCCACAGCTCCGCAGCAGCTTTTGGAGGCGCAGGATTTGTTAAAACAGATTCAGGATGAAAAAGCCGCCCGGGCGCAGGGCGGTGGCGGACTTCAGGGCGCGTTGACGGCCTCGATTAATCCGGACAGCGATCTCGACAAACCCTTCGCAGGGTATACTGACGACCGGCTCAACGCTGCTTTGACCAAGGCGCAAGCGCGGGTACGTCAATTTTCCACTCCGGAAAATCTCGCAGCCCTTCGTTCCGCACAAGACCAAGTCGCAGTAGCGCAGGCCAAACAATCCGGAGAGCAGCAGTCCTACCAGGACTTGCCTCCCGCGACAGGAGTTGGCGAAAAGGCACTTTCTGTCGCTGGGGAAATTGGCGGCAATCTTACAGACCCGACAAATTTTATACCGGTAGGTGGAGAACTTGAAAAAGGAGCAAGTTTGACGGGTAGGCTTTTGAATGCTGGGAAAAATGTTGCCGTTCAGCAAACCGCTCTTGAACCGATTCGTCAAAGTCTTGCTCAACAGGCAAACCAACCTGACCAAACAGGCGTTGGAGCGGCAGCTGAACGCATCGGCGGCGCGTTCGTGAGCGGCGTTGTGTTGCATGCCGGCGGTGAATTAGCTGGGCAGATCATCAAAGCTTTCAAAGGCGTCAGTGGCGCTGATTTGGATGGAAAAACGCCTGCCGAGGCAGTTCCCGTCATTGCTGCAAAAACAGGCCAAGACCCAGCCACTGTGACGCAGCAGCTAAAGCAGCTCATGCCCGGGCAGCCCGAGGTGCGCGGGGCGCAGGAACAGCCTGCCACGGCCACGTTGGGGCTCAACCCAGAAGACAAGTCGGTAACGTTTGACCCAAACACCGAAGTCCAACCCCACGACGCGCCGCAGCCCGAGCCGGCCAAACTGGCGTTATATGACGCCGGCGGTCGAATCGATGAAACCACACCGATTACGGCCGCAGCAACGGCAGAAGGCGGCACGCCGTCCACGAGCACAGCCTTTGCTCCCGAGGCACCGGTTTACCCATCCGTCGAGGATGCCCCGCGGCCTGACGACAAGTACGTGTACACGGTCCAACGGCCGCAAACACATCCATCGATGCCAAGCATCACGAGTCCTGGGTACACCCAGATCGACGTGTTGCGCGAGGACGGGACCGGCGGATCGACCAATCTCAATACCCTCCGCAGTCGCGGGGTCGATCTTCCGGACGTACCGGACCATCTTCCACAAGGCCAGTACACACTAGAGCAGGTTCAAAACGCAGTTAACAACCCACCAGCGAATGCGGGCGGTAGGCCACAGTCTTTTTTTAGAGAAATGGATCCGGATTCAGCAATGTCGTTCATTGATCCGGGTACAAGTGATTCGGAAATTCGGCATCTTGGATTGTATATGGCAGGTTCGCCGGAAATGGCTATTGGTCAAGGCGCTAACAAAGGCGTCATGATTGAGTTCGATCCGAGTTTAAAAGCAGATCCATCTTATCGAAAGCCCGCAGACCAATTACTCCATTCTCAAGGCACAGACGGAGAATTTTTGGCACGCTCAAACACTCAGCAACAGTATCAACAGGCAGTTAAAAAAGTCACAATAGATCCGAAGTATTTAAAATATAAAAACGGCGGCGCAGGGGCTCTTCGATTGAAAGACAATGTGATGCCGCAGTTGGAAAAAGCAGGATGGACGCGAACAACCGCAGAAGACGGTAAAATTATTCTAACGCCCCCAAGCAAAACACCCCCGTCCGAAGGTATTGGCACGGCGACTCCAGTTCCAGAAACCACTCCGACGAATCCTTCGTCTCGTGGGCTGATCGCCGGCTCGGCCGCTGAAAAATGGGCGGATTCTGTGATCAAGGAACGTGGGTTTGGGACGGGTGCCACGAATACAATAGACCCTCAGATTTTTGCAGCTTACGTTGTGAAGGGAGCCGCTACCCTCGAACGCGGCATCACCAAATTTACGGATTGGTCGAAGGAGATGATGGATCGGTTCGGTGAATCGGTACAACCCCATCTTGAAAATCTATTTCGTGCGGCGCGCGAGCTACACGGCGAGGGGACGGCCGCGGGCACGGCAACGCCTGATGACATTCAGGATTTCGTGGCGGATTATCGAAACGGTAGCGGTCAAAAGCAGATTGAAGATAGCACACAGGCACCGGGATCCGCCACGCGAACTGAAGCGGCGCAGTCTGGAATTTTGACGGATAACTCGCCCGGAATTCGTGGGATGTTGAAAAAGATTGCCGGCGAATCCGCGCCGCGTACGAGTGCCCTTTCGGAAGATAGCGGCAACGCCCTTGTGCGCTATGCTTCGGCCGCACAAGCAGGTCCGGAAATCGCAGCCGCCCATGCCGGCGTTGTGCTCGGCGATCACATTCACGACGAAGACTTCGCCAAAAAGCTTGGCGCGGTCTTAGTGGAAGACCGTCTCCAAGCGATCAAAACCGGACTTCTTCGTGAGGCTGGAAAAGCGGCTGCAGCCGGCGACAAAGAAACTTTTCAGGAATTTTTTCAGCACGCCCAAAATGTCACGTCAATCGTCGGCAAGGAAGACTCCCCGTTCAAAACCAAGGCCGAGTTGGACGCGGCCATGAAGGATCCGGAAATTCAGGAGGCGATTCAGCGGCACAAAGACATTGTTCAACCCATCGCACAGAAGCAGCACGCGGACCTTGGTGGCACTGTGGCGCAGCCCGGGCTCGACACCGGCGCCTTCGTCAATCTCGAACCCAAAGATGAAGCCGGTGAACCGATTTCGGGACCGAAAGGCACCGGTACCCGCAAGGGCGATCTCACGGCGCCATTAAAAAAAGGATCAGCCTTCACCAAGCAGGCGTACGGCACGGCCGATAACTACGAAACCGACTACAATAAAATCGCCCGGCGCATGATCACGGGCAATTTTGAAGAGACGGCGAAACGCCAAATGTACGATCAACTCCAGAAAGACGGACTCGCCGTAGTGCCGCCCGGTGAAAAGCCTCCGGAAATCAACGGACGCACGCCGCGCAAAATCCAAATCGAGCGAAAGGGACTGCCCGGTGGTTCCGGCCGCACGCTGATTCGTAACATGTACGTGGACCCGCGCGTATACCCGGAGGTGACGCGCGCGATGAATCTTGACGAAACATTCAAGTCGGGCGCCCTTTCGCATATTTCGAACGTGCTGAATAAAATCCAGCTGAAGGGGCCGGTCAATGCCGTGTTCCATGTCATGAACCTGATCACGTCGATTGCCGGCTCTCCCGGCGGAAAATCCGTGGTCAGCGATTTGGCGCGCCGGCTCCCCGGCGTGAACATCGTGGACGCGCTTACTCGAATTTCCTCTCGCGCCGCAAGCGTTGTGGCTGATTCGGCCGAGGTTCGCGCTGACATTGCAAAATTGGCGCAGACGGGCGCCGGACGCGCGCCGTTCGAAAGCACGTCGGCAACGGGCCGCTTGATCCATTTGGTGGACAAGGCCGCACGTTTGGTGAGAAACGACATGTACGACAACATGGTGGCCCGCGGCTGGGCCAAGGATTCGGAAGCCGCGCGCCGTGAATTTATCAACCAGGTCGGCCAGTATAACCCACGGCTCCAGGGGCAAATCTCCGCACGTCTTAAGGATTGGGGCGTTTCTCCCTTTGTGGTGGCAGGCCAGAGTTTCAACCGGCAGGCGCTTCGCCGCGTCACCGGCAGTCCTGGCGTCACGGCCGCGTCAACCAGTGCCGCTATCAAAATGCGTGCAGCTGAACTTGGGACACTTGTGACCGGTCTTTTTGCAGTGCCGATGGCAATCAACTACGCAATCAACGGAAAGCCATTCGGGCGCACTGGAGTACCGTTGGGAGCCATCGATACCGGCAAGACCGCAGCCAACGGCAAAGCGATCATCGTTGATCCGCAACAATGGACCGGCGTGCGGCGCGGAATGCGTCTGACGGGGGCGAACGCGGTGGCTTCCGGGCTGATGCGCGGCGAGAGTTCGGGCAAGATTATCGACAATGCCGGCCAGGACATCATTGGCGGGTTTCTTCATCCTTATGCCGGGCCGTTGGTCAATGCCGGCGTGACACTCGGTACCGGTTACAATGCGTCGTTCTACAAGCAGGCATCTCCGGCAGGCCCGGGGGGCAGCCAGCTCGCCCAGAACGCGATTGCGGCCGTCAAACAGCTCAATCCTTTGGTCGGAAATGCGATTCAGGGGGTTACTCAGGACAAAAGCGGCCCAGGGGTCATGACCGATTTAAAAAATGGAAATTTTGGAGACGTGGGGGAAGCTTTGCTCAAAGGCGCCGCTCGGCCGTTGGAGAACGCCGTGGGCGTCAAGGAAGCGGCCGTGCAATCTCCGGAACAACAGATCAGGGCGGCTGCAGGCCGTTATACCGAATCCCTTGGGATTGCCCGCGGAGGCGGTGGTTTCGATCAACCTAGCCAGTACAGCGCCTTGACGACGGCACTGCGCGAAAACGATGTGGAGAAAGCCAAGGATACGCTGCAACAGTTGATTCAAGCCAAGGCAGAGCAGATCCCGGGAAATATCACTGACGCCACAAAGCAGGCGATTGCCAAACGCGAAATCATGCAGTATTTTTTGAAGGACGCCGCGTCAAAGTCGCCCTTCACCGGCAGTGTGGCACGAGAAGTTGCTTTCAAACGCACTCTTGATTCGAGCCAGCAGCAGCTTTACCAGCAGGCGATTTCTGAGCGTCGTGCCTTGGTGCCGCAGGTCAGGACGTTGCTCTACGCGCACTAAAAAGTCCGGGCTTTTAACCCGGACTTTTAGTCCATGCGATGTAAAGAACAACTGACCCCAAATTACATATTCAGCGCGTACGAACTGACCTGGTTGATCGTGATGGCGTCGGAGGCGCCGGTCGTGATACACAGGCCAACAAAGGTTGGCGAAACCGTGTTGAACGAGCCTGAAGTGGTGTTCACCGCCACGAAAGGAATAGTGGCGTGACCGGTGGCTGATAAATTATGGCCCATGGTGAATTCACCAATGGCCACGCCGGTCGAAGCATTGATGGTCTTGATGACACACTCGACTTCGCAAAACGCTTCGTCGGATGCGGCCGTGCCGGCGGGTTTGGTGAAGGAAACTTGCGCCGTGTCAGCCGTGGTGCCGGCGGTTCCAAAGGCGATGTCGATCGTACTGGAAGCAGACCCGGCAGCAGTTTTCGTCATGTCGAAATGCCAATGGAGCACGGTGCCGACTTGAAGACCGGTCGCCGGGATGGCGATTGCCGAGCCTGTAATGTACGTCCTGGTGGTGGCTGCGGGCGTCTGGCCCGACGTGGACGTGTTGATCACGAGATGCTGTGCAATGCCGCCGTTGACGGCGATGCTGGTGGCCGATGCGGCTCCGAGGGTCGGAGTTACCAACGTAGGGCTTGTGGCCAAAACGGCGCTTCCTGAGCCCGTCGTGGCCGTCACAGACAATAGACCGGTGCCTCCGCTGGTGGTAACAAGGCCGTTGCTCGTGAGATTGGGCAACGTAGTTGCTCCAGACGATGCTTTAAAGGCACCGGTGGAAGCCGAAAAATCATTCGCAGCTGAACCGGATGCCGTCAAACCTGTGGAAATTACAGGTGTGATGATCGTGGGGGCCGTTTGAAAAACTGCCAACCCGGAGCCGGTAACGCCACTCCCACCGCCGGAAATTACGGCGGCAAGATCCGAACCGGATACCAGAGAGCCGTCTCCGCGGAGTAGGTAGTTGTTCGGATTGACAGCCGGGATGGTGAACGTGGTAAGCGTGGGGTTGTTGTACGGCACCGAAATCGGCTGGGTGATGCCGGTTGTGACGGCAGCATAAGTGGGAGAAAAGAGGCCAAAAGTGAGGGCCACGAAGAGACTGAGGAAGCTGAAGAGTTTGGTTTTCATCGGTATGTAAGAGACTATTTTCAGAGTTGGGTTGGTTTTGCAAATAAAAACCCCGAAGCACAGAGCTCCGGGGTTTTCCTTGAAACAAAGGCCAGTCGGCCGGTCAAGTGACCGTGAGGGTGACAACCGTGGACCAGAGGCGCTGACCGCCGGCAGCCGAATCAACGATACAGGCGAACTTGGCACCGTTGTATTTAGCCAGAGGCGGATTGGTGATAGTGAGGGAGGCCGTGTTGATGGTCGAGAGCACGCCGTCTGCCGTGGTGCAGAGCTGGAAGCCAGTCGTGTTGGGCAGATTCACAAGCCACGTGAAAAGAGCACCGGTTCCTGTGGCCGTGAGCGCGATTGCGCCGGCGGCATTGTGGGCGATCGACTGGTTGGTCGGCTGGACCGTGATGGCGACGGGTGCGGCGGTGGACAGGGAGGCCCTGGCTATGGCCAGACTGAGCAGCGTGGCATCGGCCGTCAGCGTGTCGAGCGCACCGCTTGGATCGCTGTACCCATTGCTCGTGAAGGCGTCGATGAGGAGGAAGCTTGATGCCGGCCCACTTCCGAGGCTCGTGCCGCCGGGCGGCGTCGATTGGAAATAGGCAATGCCGTTGGGAGCCGTGGAACCGGGAGTGGGGATGGTCGGAAGGAGAGGAAGGTTAGGCGTCGAAGCGTAACCGTAATTGGCGAAGTTCGTGTTGATCTCCGCGATCCACGCATTGAATTGGGTAACGGTGCCGGAAATCGTGGTCTTGGTGGAGGATAAGACGGCGACTGCCGGAAGCGTGCCGCCGAAGATAATACCAAAAGGCAGTTGTTTCATAAGTGAGTGCCAGCTTCGTAAAAACTTTCCATCTGTCAATTATTTTCTCAACGTCAAATCGGCTGATTGAAGCGTTTTTGCAGCCACGGCATCCGCATTTTATCCCGTTCCCGTAAGCTGCCCAGTTCGGGCGCGGTACACACGTACCAGAGAGCCATGAGCAGAGCGTCAGCGGTGTTGTGGTCTTTGGCGCGTTCGAGAAACTCGGCAGAGTGGCTGAGCAACCTACGAGCCACGGCTTTACTATCGAAGGGCAGTCGAGCATCCCCAAAACTTTTATCGAGTTCAGTTTCAAGCTCTCGGAAGTAGCGCTGCCATTTCTGTGGCGCCACCTCGACCAGTTTTTTCTTCCGTTTGTCGTAGGCGGAGAATCCGTTCGAGTGGAGCGATCCGAGCGCCACGCCGGCCGACATTCCGAAGGTAAACATGGAGCTCACACCCTGCCCAGGACGCGCGGCTACAAGCTCGACCACCGCGTGGCTCGCGCTTGGTGCAAATTCATCGATAGCGCGTGTCAGGTCTTCAATGTGCTTGAAGTCTGTGCGAACCTGTAGCTCGCCGGGACCAAGCAAAACCACCGCTCCTGAGAGCCCGGGATCTATAGCAAGGATTTTCATTCTATACAGAGTCTTGCTTCTTCAGAGGCTTGGATGAACTGCGCCGCGAGGTACGGATTGATTGCATTGCCGTAACCCCGCAGTCGTCCCATGCGCTTGGGTAGCCCATAAGCCACCGGGAATGCGCCGGATTGAGCGGAGGCGCGCCGGTATCCATCCTGGCACTCAAGGGCGACGGTCCTTCCGTTCCATTCCGGCACACCAACTTGCACTGCAAATCCAACGAATCCGCCACACCCTTCGCCGCCCGGGCGATACTCACTCCGTTGTTCTTGTAGTCCCTGGCCCGTGGAGTGGCCCAGCCGAGCAGTTGCATCCTCGCCTGCCGGTCCAGATGCGCATTCCCTCCGCCCTCGGTCTCTGTTGTCCGGCCTCCTTGGCAGTCGCTCGCTTTTGGTGTGCTCCAGCCTATCAACGCTTTGACGCACCCGGTCACATATCGGTTGTTTCCCGCTTGGTGGCCGTTGGTTATCACTGGACACGTTGGAGTCGGCCACCCAATAAAGCCGCTGCCTGATGTTCGGCGCGCCGACGCCCGCAGCGCACAGATCGGCGGCCCCGACGGCATATCCCACGTTTTCCAGGTCAGCTCGTACTCCGGCGAGCCAAATGCGGCCATCCTTGCTCGCAACCTGTTCTCCAAAGACAACTGGAAATTTTCGCTCTTGAATGAGTCGGAAAAACTGCGGCCAAAGATGGCGCGAATCAGCAACGCCTTTTCGTTTTCCGGCAGTAGAAAACGGCTGGCATGGGCAGCTCCCAGTGGCAACCGGTTTATCGTCAGGCCAACCCGCAATTCGAAGGGCGAGAGGCCAGCCGCCGATTCCGGCGAAGAAGTGGTGTTGATCGAATCCGGAAAGCTCATTGGGTTGAACGTCACAAATACTGCGTTTGTCCACAACGCCAAAACCAATCTCCCTAGCGTCTATAAGAGCTTGGAGCCATGCTGCTGCTTTGGGATCGTTTTCGTTGTAGTAAATCACTGCTGTTTTGGGGCAAGCCGCCATACGGGAAATTCTTCTCCGCCTGCGCCTTTGCGCATTTCGACGATGATGGGGCCAATCGTCATGCGGTTGGTAATGGGGAATTGCGCCTCGGGATATTTGTGGGCTTTGGAGTTCTCGACCCATGCCACGGCTTTGAGCGTTTTCTCATCAAAGCCGCGCTCGGCGTTGTTGAGCAGCTTGGAAAAGCCGGAAGGCGAGAGCCCGAGCATGACGGCCGCTCGTTTTTTTCCACCCGGCGGCATTGCTTGGACCATGGCGCGAAGCCAGTAAACCATCAGTTCGCTGTTCATCATGATTTGGGTTCCTCGATGTTGAATTCAGGGTCTGTGAAAAATGAATATTCCCCAGTGTTTTCGTCGTACTCGACGGCGGTGATTTCGATGTTCTCCTGCTGAAGCTGCGCGATGCGCTGCACGATCGCCGGCAGCCCTTTGTTCGGATGAACGCGCGTGTCCACCTTCATGATGGTGCGGCGGCGCCCTACGGGAATGCCGGGCAGATGTTTGATGATCGAACGACGGTAAATCTCCGCGGTGATGGCTTGGACGCGCAGACTGATGTCCACGATCGAATCATTGATCGGCTTGGCGTCCGCATACGCTTTTTCCAAAACAGAAAGGAGTTCCGTTTTCTCCATTCTCACAAACTGGTGTGCGTTTGCGCTTTCGGGGGTGCCGTTAGTGTTCATAGAAATGATTTTCCAAAATGTAAAGATTTCCTCTCGGGTAATGTTTTTACGAATCGGAAAGTGCGCCCAATCCGAGCACGAAGCACGGCTGATCGAGAAACGCGGTATCGCATGGCAAGCGCAGAGTCGGATTCACTGCTTCGACGAATGAACGAAACTTGCTTTGGTGTCAACTTATTGTTCACAGAAATAAATGTTGCTTAGTTGGAAATTTTTACACACTTCAACCGAACGCGGTATTCGCGCATGCGTCGATTTCCGCAGAGTCGGCACCACCGCCCTCCCTGCTTTCGAATCATTAAATTAGACCCTGATAGTGGATGGCCGTGGATGCAGTGCGTTGCGCGAGCGTGCACCGCACACGCTCCTTTCCCGATCATTACGTTTTCTACGTTGGTTTTGGGCTCAAGGTGCTCTGGATTTACACAACCCCGATTGCGACAAGTGTGATCCAGCACTTTTCCTTTAGGAACTGGACCAATCAAAAGCTCGTATGCCACAACGTGCGCGCCGCGCATTCGATAGCCAGCAGCTGTGTCCATTCCAAATCGGCCGTATCCCTGGTACTTAAACGCCAACCAGTTCCAGCATCCACCAGGAATCTTTTTAACTTTCACCCAAAACCGTTGTTCGAAATTTTGCATAAGTCACTCAGCCTTACAGTAGCGGTCATAAACACCGCCGCTCGCACCCACCGGAAGGCCGTGCGCCCAGTCCGGCACGATTTCCATGAGCCGCTTCGCCTCCACCAGCGCCTCCGCAGCGTTCGAGGCGTCAACCTCCGCAATCAATTCGTCGTGGGCGTGGAAGCACACCGGCATGCCGGCGCGCTCGATCCGAAGCACGGCTTCCGCCAGAAGATCCCGGGCCATGCGCTGCGTCACATTCTCCGTCAACCGGCCACCGTAAATATCTTTGGCGCCGCGGGGATCTGGGTCGCCCAGGATTTTGTCGGCTTTGTAGCAGAACTTGCCGTTCCCCTGTTCGTCGTAGCGGGTGTACTGCTGCACGTTGAAGTACCGCATCGTTTCGCCATTGGGTAGCTGCACTTCCAGCGGATCGGTGCCTTGCGATGAAGCGATGCAGAGCTGCTGCAGGCGTGCCCAGATGCCCACCGGGCCTCCGTTATACCCGCGGCCGGCGATCAGTGGGTTGTCGTTGCGGTAGCCGTACACGGCTTTTTCCGACTCTTCGTGATTGATCCGCAGCCGAGCCATTGACCAGGCCACGGCCGGAAACTTGACCACGCCGCAGCCGTACCCGAGGCCCAGCACTTGAGCCTTGGCCATACGGTAGAGATCGGCGTTTTCAGTTTTCAGATCGCCACCGGCCCAACCAAGGCGCGCCCGGGCGTGAGCTTCGTACACCGAGTACCCTTTTCGCACCATGTCTAGAAAGTCCTCTGCGCCTACCAGCCACGCCAGGCACCGCGGTTCGATTTGGCTGAAGTCGAGAACTATAAATTTTTTGCCGGGTCGCGGTACGAGGAAATTGCGGACGAATATGCCGGGAAGCGGCTTGCCGCTTTTTGTCGGTGGAAGTGGAGAAATAAAGTCCGGTAGGAGGTCGCCAAAGATCGGCTCCCTGTCCATGTTCTGGATGTTGAAGCCGGAGTGGGTGGCGTCTTCGTCGGTTTGCGATCCGTCAGAGCTGCCTTTGGCGGACCATCGGCGCGTGTGCGGCGCCCCACAGTAGAGTAAGTCCGGGTAATAGATTCCTTCATAGCAACGGGAGAGAAATTTATCGATATGCTGGAGCTTTCGATTAGCAAGCTCGTATCGCTGGCGAGCTTTGAGCACGGGAGCCAGTTTTGGGTTGGCTGCCATCCAGTCCGTAAAGTCTTCATCGCCTTTGCGGAGGTTGGCGGGCGGCGCGATACCGTGAGAGCAACAGTAGGTATTGAACGCCTGCACGGCCATGGGTTTTTCGCCTTTGGCGTACCAAGGCAGCTCCTGCCTCACGCTGTGCCGGATCCATTCGAGCTGCTGACGACATTTTTCAATGTACTCAGGATCATAAGCGATGCCGCGACGGCAGAGCATGCGCGTGTGAGAGGCTACAGAAACCTCCGTTGCTGACATTGGCCCGAGCTGGCGCAACGCCTTCAGGTCTTCCAGCGCCACCACACCGTCGTCCAAATTGTACGCTTTCATGTGGTCCTGTTCGAACGGAAAAACTTCGTGGAAATCAACTCCTTTCATCTGTTTGCGCTCCACCTTCGACTTCGTTTTTCCAGTAAGAGCTTTGTGCATGTGCTCCAGAGCGCGCGGCCGTTGGTGATAAACTGAGTAGTCAGAAACGCACTGCCATCGGTTCGTCCGTGGAGCAAGGTCGGGGAAATTGTTTTCAAACCACTCCTGGTCAAAGTTCGAATTGACGGCCCACAAGTTTGAATTTTTGTCACAAACAATGGCTCGGGCTGCGTAATTTTCACGGAATTCGTTCGGCGTCCCAACCCACTGATACCCGTCCGTAACGACTGACCAAAGGTACGTCTTCGAAAGGGACATGTACTTTTTCATGCACATGAGACGAATGGACACTTCTTCGCTCCAGTCACTTTCACTGTCGAGAATCACATCACGGCGTGCCATTTGAACCTCCAAAATGCAGCTGCGTTGGACTTGTCGAAACAGTGATGCCTTGTACTGCCGCACTGATTTGAACCTTGTCCAAAATATAACGCCGGCCGCGATGCTGCGGATCGAAACTGACGCCGGGGGTTTCTGCGCGTGCTAGGTCGCCCAAGGAACGGCCAAGCCGTGTCGGATCCCAATTTTTAAGCAGTACCTCCAATGATTGATCCTGCGTCATGGCCTTCAGCAAGTCCGTGGGCGTTCCCTGCCAGATGGGCTGCTTGCCGTTCCATTTCGGATCCGCTGACATCCACGCACTGAGCAGTTCGAGCAAGTTGTAACTGATCTGACCCTGGCGGTTACTCTTGATCAATGATGGGTCGTGAAACGGTTTTACGCCGAAGCGGCCCACATCGATAACTTCGGCCGGAGGCTTCCACGTGTCCACCAGCCAGCGCAGGAAAAACGGCAGTTCTTTCTCTGCGATCGTCCGGTTTTTGTGCTTGTCGTAAAACACGTGGCTATGTTTTTGGGCCAAAAAATAACTGACCTTGTGGAAGGTGTTGACGTTAATTCCCACCAGCAGCTCCACGTCCTTCGGACCGTCGTTGAGCGTGCACACCAGCCGTCCGCCCCATTCAATGCGGACTTTTTTCATGAACTTGGGATGGTAGCTGTGCTCGTTGTTTGCCACCATGCCCTTGACCTTTTGTTCGAAGATCGTGCGTTTCTGCTCTGGAGGCGCGTCTTCGTCGTTTATCGCCAAAACCGGTGAAGCAAAAATATCATCGGAAAAATCCGTGTCGCCCATCAGATAACGGTACGGATTGGGAGCTGAGCCGCCCATGCTCATTGGCAGCAGAAGTTCGGAGATGAAGTTTTTGCCACAGCCTGGCGGACCGCAGATAAATATTGCCTGACCGTTGGTTGGTTTGCATTCCAAAGCGCCCATGTAGAATCGGCGCCACCACGCAAAATAATGCTCCCGTGGCAGAAGTTCGGGATGGGCAAAGACCACGTTGAAAAAGTTCCAGAGCCACGGAAAGTCCTCCGGCATCGCGTGCTCTTTGTCCGCCATCTGCATCGGCTTGGCCCGGCTGATATTAAGAATCGTGTTGCCTTGGTAATGCACGATCCCTTGGGGCTGATACAAGAGGGGCGCCGCGCCATCCACGCGGTTTTCATTATGGATGTAACTCAACACTTGTTCGGCCGGACTCATGGGCTCATCCTTTTTTCGGGAGCGGTCGAACCCAAATGAAGCGATGCGCAGCAGCGTATCTGCACGCTCCAGATGCTGGTAAACTTTATGGGAGTTCACCCAATATTTTATCCCATCAAAGTAGAGATCTCCGGCGACTTCCCCGTAATTGGTCAAGCGCAGATTCTCCACGACGGTTTTTCCCAGCAGCTCCTCCCACGTCATCAAAGGCTTGTCACCGGTAACGCAGGTGAATCCCTTTTCGACCACCATGGCGCCGTTGGGATTGTCGGCCTTTTCATCCCAGAAGCGGATGCCTGTGCCGTGCAGTCTTAAAGTCCCGGCGCAGAATTTTTCGAATCGCGGGTATTTTGCCAACAACAGATTTGCCACTGCATTGAGCGGAAGATCGGTTTTCCTCGTTGCTGTTGCGGTGTGGGTCTTGACCGCCAGACCGGTCAAAATGTCGGCCGCTACCGGCTTGGAAAAACTCAATTCGTGCCAGTATCCTCCATTGGTCCAACGCATCGCCACGTCGTAAGACTTGCGATCGATGCCTGGCAGAAAAGCATCTGCTTGGATCAGTTTGCCCAGCCGGATTAAAAATTCGTCGGCAAATTTTTTGTTGGGGCAGAGGACAGGACGTTCAAAAAGCCAGAGGCATCGAATGTGTTTGGAGAGTGTCGTTTCGACGTGAGTGGGGCAGTAACCGCCAAGCTTCAGTTGCTGACGACAAGCAGCCTCGACGAACTGAAACTCAATCGGCAGATCATAATCGGCCGCGAAGGCTAAAATTTGATACGGAGGGTTTTCTCCGGAAATTGGGTGGAACCAGTTTTCGCCCTTGGCGCACGAATACACCTGCCACAACACATCCGAACGCTCCATATATTTTTTGCGGTCGGCCTTCGGCATCGATCGCACACGCGTCACGTCTTCCGCTGTCACATCCCAATCCCAAGGCTGTCCAGCCAGCACCGCAGTTTTTTCACTGAGGTTGGGCCATGTCGGAAAAATTAGCGGACTCGTGGCCATCAAAAAGGCTTCGGCTCGGTTGTCGCAGTTGTTGAGGCTATGGCTTTTTCGTGGGCTCGTATTTTCGCCGCGTTTTCACCCACCGTGAGAATCTGGATGTTGCCGATCGAGTACGGTTCACCTTCCCGTAGACGGTCCACCGACATGTCGTCTTTAAAACGTCCCTTGAGTTCGACGTAATTGGTTTCTTTACACCACTCTTCGAACTCCGACCGCCCCAGCAGGAATGTAACGCCCCGCTGCGCGGCGTGGGCTCTCAAAGCATAGTACGCCGCCCTGATTGGGTCGCGCTGCCGATACTTGCGCGAGTCACATTTATAGCAGAATCTCGATCCGTTCGATTTTGAACGGGCGTTGCGACAAAACGGTGTTTGACAAAGCTGGAGGCTTTTGGACACGGGATAAAAATCCCGGTGGTTTGCAGGCCCACCGGCAGTTGAACGAACTTTTATATTGGCGGCGTTAGGCGCCGCGCAAACTGGATGCGAGTTCCCGTAGTTCGGGTGACGATGCCTCGGGCAGCATCTCCACACGCGGATTGAAGACCATATTCTCTCCGGAGAGCTCCTTCACAACTTGGAGCTTCCAAACCCGTTTTTCGAGGATAATCTTGCGCGACGGGCCGGTTCCTTCGCAAAGGATGAAGTTCGTGGCATCGATGATCGGCTTGAAAAACGAGCGGTATTGACCGCCGTTGACAAAGATGATGGCCGGCGCGAAGTACCGATCCTTGCCTCCGATGTTGATGGCGATCGTAAAGCCTTCGTGGGTGCATCCCTCGGGACGTTCCAAAATGACGACGCAGCGTGCGGCCGGCGCCCACGATGGCTTGAGACGTTTGCCTTCCGAACTGACGGTAAATTCCGTCGTGCCGCCAAGGTCTTTGACATCCTGGGCGGTGTTGGCGTTGCGGGGCTGCATGGGCTCGCCTGTCGTGGGGTCAATCGGCACCTTTTTCGTCACCGGGTCGCGCTCCAGATTTTCACGGAAATACTTTTGGAGTGCCACAGGGATGAAATTGATCGGCGGTCCCGGCTTTTGCGGGTCGGGCGGCCCGAAGATCACCTGGTCCATGAAGATCAACGTGCCTTGGTTGAACTTCTGGCTCAGGGGTCCTGACCCCTGCACGATCTTGACTTGCGGCGTTTTGAAATCGGTGCGGTCCACCGGACCGGTGATCGCGCCGCCCGATGCCTTTGACCAATGGTTTTGAATAACAACGGCAGACGCGGCTTCGTCTTCAGAGTCATCGACGTGGCCCGGCTCCGGAGCGTTGCGTGTTTCTTGGGGCGCCGGCTCGGCGCCGTGGTCTTCCTCGTACGCCTGACGCAGCTCTTCATCGGTAGGGGCACGGGGCGGAGGCGCAGCCGGCGCCGGAGCCGGAGCCGTGGGCTTGGGTGCGGCCGGCTTTGTGGCCTTTGCGGCGGCTGGCTGGGAAGCGGGAGTCGCTGCAGGTGCGTCCGGAGCAGCAGCCTGGGCAGGAAACAAGGCTTTTTCGGGATCGACCGGCTTGCGGGCCTTCATGATCTTTTTCTTTTCGGCTTCCAAAGCGGCGGAGATCAGATGGGGCTCAAGCGACATCGCTTTCAACCGGCTGTCCATCTCTTGGATCTGGGCGCTTTCTTGGGGCGTAAATGGAGAATTGCCGGGCAATTCCGCGGGAGTTGGAGCCGGCGTTGTCGGCTCGGATGCGCCGGAGCGCAGGACTTCTTTAGGCATGGTATTTTGTTTTGACTGGTTTTGTTTCAGAAAAATTATTGGGCTTCGCCTGGTACACTGGGCTCGCCTTCCGTAAGTGCGGGCGCTTCGGTGCCTTTTTTCTTTCGAGCGCTGGCCTTGACGCGTTTCAGAAAAAATGTACGGCCTTCTTCCTGGGTGAGCAGCCCTTTTTCGATCAGCGCCGCTGAAAAATCTTTGGCAAGCGCCGTGGCGTTGGGCGTTTTTCCCTCAGCAATCAGCCGGTCGGAAAGGACAGCTACTACAGCGGTTTCAAGATCCGTAATACCAACTTTGCTGGCGGAAAGAACGGCTTCGACGGGCAGCCATTCTTTGAATGCGTCCCAGACGGCAAACGGGCTTTCCACCTTTCGCGGCAACGCGCGAGAAATGACGCGATACTCGACATGCTGACCGTTAACGTCGGCAGCGATCCCTTCCTCTGATTTTTGTGCCCACTCAAGCGAAGTCTCTTTGATCGCGTCGATGATGGTTGAGACGGTGTCGGCCCAGTAGCGGAGAATTGCCATGTCTTCGGCGGTCTGGATCAGGTGCGGTGCAAAGTTCGGAGGAACCGCCAACGGCTCGATCGCCGTTACCATCGTTTTGACAGTGCCGATGGCAGCGGGGCATTTGTAGCGGTGACGGCAGTACACGCAGTGATCGCCGGCCTGGATGACTTTGAAGGGATGTTCCTTGAGAGCGAAAATTTGCATCAGCTCGTTGAAGAGCCGGAGTTCGTCGGTTGTCCGGTTGAACCGGTGGATTGAAGATCCGCAGTCGGGCATCGTGAAAAGCACAACCACGTCGTCCACCTCGGCGTACTGTTGCCACACCGAAACTGCGAGCGCGTGGCCTTGGCGGTTTTTTTCCGCCCCTTCGACTTCCTTGCGGACAAACTTGTGATCGATGATAAGAACGGTGCGGCCTAGCTTGAGAAAGAGATCGTAGTACCCGAAGGAGATTACCTCCCCGTCGCCGCCACGAAGATCAATCCTTTCCTCCGTTCCGAGCAGCATGCCTTTCTCGACGGAGAAAAAGGGCTTGATTTCTTCGACGACTTTTCGAATTGCACTGATGTCAGGTACAGAGAGAACGGGTGGTTTTGAGCCGCGTGGGCCGGTGCGATACGCGATTGTGTCCAGGCTGACAGGTTTGCCACTCTCGATGGCGAATGCCCAATCTTCGACGATGTGCTCAAGGATCAAGTGAAGCTCCGTGCCGCGCTCGCCGGCGTCCTTGAGGTTTTTGGCTGCTTTTTCCGAACGTTCGGCAGCCGGGCATTTTTCAATCGTGGCGATAAATGAAAAACCGTATTTGTGGTGATAGCGATTGTCGGATCCCAAATGGGAATCGGGGGGAGCTTGTTCGGTAGGAGTCATGATTTTTTCTTTTTGGAGGGACGCCCTCCTTTTTTGCCGTTAATTCTTGCAGCCCGCGCTTTTTTCGGAGATTTCATCGATCCGAGAATGACCGCTGCTGGGTTTTTCGTTTCGGTTTGCATAGGTTTTAAAGCCAGTGTTGGGTTTTGTGAACCTACCGTTCGGTTGCGTCAAGCATTAAATTTAAAATTTCCGGTCAGGTCTGCATCGTTGATCAAATCGATGTTGTTCAGTTTACCTCTGACAATACGGGCTATAACTCCCTGGTAGCTGTCTTCAAAAAATAAAAGTATGTTTCGGCAGAAGCCGCCGTCAAGTCGTGAGCCGCGTCCCAGCACTTGTTTGAGAGTGATGCCGGAAAATGTCGGACAGATGAACATCGTGCGGGGGATTTGCGTCACCGGGTCGTGAAGAGAAACTCCCACCCCGCCGGCTTCGCTGTTGCAAAAAAGGCAATCCAGCTGGTTCGCCTGAAAAGCTTTGATCGTCTCCTCCCGCGCGGCGTCTTTGCGTTTGCTCTGGGTGCCGCGGATCACGCCGCAGGTCCACTTTTTCGAGGACGCCAGTTTTTTCAGCTGCTCAATCGTTTCATTGAAGCTGCAGAACACAGCCACCTTGGAATCCTCCAAGGCGTCTTCGATCTGGTCGCCGATCAACGGGATCATGGCCGCTTCCAGCGACTGCCGGAGGAAAATAAGCCGGGCCATCTCTTCGCCGGTCGGCTTGTCTTCGTCGTACTCCTCGCCGTTGGCTTCGGCCGCGAGCCGTTCACGTTCCCTCTTTTCCTCTGCTTTCCTGGCAAACTGTTCAGCCACAACCGCGCGGCCGTTGTAGTACCCCCGAAGCTCTTCACTCATGCGCAGCAGCGTTTTGTCCGGGTTGCCCAACAAGCGCACCTCCGTCGTCGATTTAGGGAAATTTGGGATTTCAGATTTGCGAAGCCGGCTCCCAAGGCCACGGCCGTAAATTTTGTCGTGGAGAATTGGAAGCACCTCGGGGTGTTCGTTGCTGGAAAAAGTCCATCCTCCAAACGTGCCAGGCTTACACTGGTGCTCCAGCAGAAAAGTCGTGTAGTCGCGCAGATCGTGAAGGCCCGCGGCAAAACCAAAAGCTTTCATCCGCATCGGAGAGTCCGCCACTGTGGCGGAGATTGTGGTCACTTTTCCGCCGGCGCGCTTGGCGGCGATCAGCATTTTTGAATTGATCGTAGTCTCTCCGCCGGCCCGGTGTACTTCGTCGAATACCGTCAATGGGTATTTCCGGTGGAACTGAAAAAATGAGCCGGACCCCCAGGGCCGTACGGCGCCCAGCCGGCGCCAGGCGCTTTCGTAGTTGATCACGGTGTAATTGAATGCGCCGAATCCGTGCAATGCCTCTTCCCAGTCGTGTACGATCGAGAGCGGACAAATGATCAGTGCTTCTTCGCCAAGGGCTTTTACCAACGCCGCACCGATATACGTCTTCCCAACGCCCGTGTCGGATCCGTCATGCGCAAAGTCATTGAGGATCAGGGATTGAAGCAACTTCACAAAGTGAGGCTGCTGGTACGATCGAAGGGACAAACTCACTTTTTGAGAAGACGAAAGCTTTCAAAGGGATCGAGCGGGACTTTCATCACCAGCCCTTCGAGGTAAATCCCGCGGGCTTTTTTCTTTCGCAGGTAGTCTAAACGCTTCAAACCGGCGTCTGAAAAAGTGCATACTGTGCGGATGCGCTCTGTCCTGGGGCGCCCCACTTTTCTACGCGGCGTAGGCATAAGTCACTCCACGGACCGTGGCACTGTTTGAGGACGTGAAACAACCGTTTTTATTCTTTTTCACTCTGCGGGCTCGGCTCAGGGCGGCACGGAGGGTAACGGGATTGGCGCCGATTTCTTGGGCCAGAGAATCGATCGAATTAAAAATTTGGCCGGCAAACGGAATCTCCGTACCAGATCCGTTGAATAGCCGAAAACGAGTCCAATTGACACGATGCACCACAACTTTTTTGCACAACCGCACCTGCGACGAACCCCCGCAGATCGAACGGAAGGTGTGCCACAGTCGGCGGGCACGTTCGCGGCTGCCTGTTTCCGTCATCACGCGTTCAATGATGCGTCCGTTGCCGTGGTCGGTCTTGTAAATAAACGTGAAGGTGGTTGTGACTTTGGGTTTCATGTGGAATAAAAGACAAATGCCGGAATGTAGTAGCAGATGCCTTTTGGATCGTTTTGAGGCATCTGTACCAAGTGATTGAATTTGTGAGGCGTCGGAGCCCATGGCGCTTTTGGGATAATCACGCTGTTGTTCAGCGTGTCGAACAGCTGCGCTAGTTCGAGGTTGCCCATCGGGGCATCGAAGATTGCTTTTGTCGAAGGAATTAGCATTTGCACTTCGCCCAGGGATAAAACGCAGCATGTCTTTGGACGAGGTTTTTCGTGCCAATCGCTCGAAACGCTTTCAGCGATTTTACGAATACGATAGTCGTCGATCTCCCGGGTCGATTTGCGTTTTTTGAATCCAAACATGTTAAAAGGCAGGTATGTCGTCGCAGCGTTTGAGCGCCGCTTCGATGGTTTCGAGGGGAGTTGAACCGCGGGCCAGCTGGCCACGAGGCAGACGCTGTATGGAAAGGTTGCTTTGGTCGTACTCAATTTTTGTTCCGAACCGACTTTCGATCCAAAGCTTCCAAGCCACGGGTGCCACGCCGGACTCTGCGTTGAACACGGCCGCATTTGGCGTGACATGCGATTTCCGCATTTGGTCAGGATGAGACTCAGTCACAACTTCCCGTGTGATGTCCTGCAGGCCGCAGAAAAAGAGCACGTCCCATTCTGTGCAGGTGTACTCCGCTGGATCGATTGGATTCGCTTGTAGCCCAGGAGTGGGCCATGGAGGGCACTTGGTGCGCCGCGCTACGACTTGCATGCGCGTGACCGTCTTCGACGCGTCGAGGCCGTACTTGACGCCATCTGAGTAAGTACGGAGCGCGCCTTCGCTCTCTCGAAGTACCACTGCAGCAGGGTCAACAGGGCGCGGTACTTCCGCTGCTTCGATCGCAACGAGGTTTTTGAGCTCTTCGTGCTGCAGGACTTGAGCGATGCGCTGTTCCGGTGCATCCGGGGCAAGCCCCAAAAACCCCAAGGTTTCACGGCGCGCGGCTTCAAAGCTTTCGACGGTGCCCGGCTTTTGTTTTTGGAGTCCGGTTTCTTCGACGGAGATTTTTTCATAAATGGGAGGCCGGTGCCTCAGGATGAAGGCGCGCTTCTCTGCGGCGTCGGCCCAGCGGCGCCGCGTATCAGGGGAGGCGTTGGTCTGGTACGCAGCACCTTTGAGTACGTCCTGCAGCATCTCCAGCGTGACTGCGTGCTCGATCAACCACAGGATCGAATGCTGTTTTTCCTGGCGCTTGGCCCACGGCGTGTACCTACGATTGGAGCCTATTGGAGCTCCAACTGCAGTCTGGCCTTTGAAGAAAGCGGACATTTGGTAATACGAAAAATCAGACGCCGTGCGTACCTTCGACACCCCGGGCCAGCCGGTCGCGCGTACGTTTTTGGAACCACATCATAGCTTCTTCCAGCTTGGTCAGCGCCACGGCATTTTCCCGGCAAGAAAATTTGCCAGATTGAAAGCCACGCATGCGATCGATTACAATTGCGACAAGAGCTTCGTTCGAAATCCCATTGTAAGTGCTTTCGAGAACCGGGCCGTTTTGAAAGTGAACTTCACATACTTCCTGAACAGCATTTGGTGTGGTTTTTAGGCTGATCCGGTATTCGTGATTTGCGCCGCCGTCGCCTGGATTGTCGAGAACTTCGATTATGATTGCTTCATTAAGGCCGTTCACACGGTGGTCCGTGAGCTGCCGAGCTTGTGGTTTTGTTTCTTGTGTCATAAATTTAGTCGCCGCTCTCGGGCGTTTTTTCCGAATCAATCCCGGTAACAAATGTCATGGCGTCGTTGGTGGAGATTTTTTCTTCCACGTTCTCTTTGGCCTTTGCCAGCGCCGCGGCGTACTTCAGGTTGTCTTCGATTTCGGCCTGGATATTGGCCAGTACCTTTTCGAGTTCGGACTTGCGGTGGGCGCGCCACGCCGTCAACCGTTCTTCTTCCGTCAAGTCCAGTTTGTAGGTGGGAGAGAAAAGGGCCGTGTGCAGGACCGCCAACTGGTGCATCAGCTGTGAGTACGCACGGTTGAGAGCAATCTTCGGCTTGAGCAACCGTTCGAAATCAGGTTCGCCGGGATTGCCAGGCGGTAGATTGTCGAGTTGAAACGGGCCAAACATGCACTTTTCAACCCGCGATTCGGCCGAATCCGAGCACTCCGCGAGATTCAAAAGATCGCTCTGCAGTGCTTCATCGGCGGCGCGCAACTGCACTTCTGCCACCTTGCACATTACGTGGAGAAGATCCTGGGCGTCTTTTAGAGCTCCGATAAAATAGCGATACGTCTGGTAGCTCGTGGGTGCCTGCATCGAATCGGTTTCGGCGGCTTTTTTGGCTGACAAGACCCGGTAGCAGGTGAGCTCCGTGTTGAGGACCGAAAGAACTTCGGAGGCGTTGGCGATGTGCGCAGGGACGGGAGGAACTTCGGGCGGTTCGTTTGAAGGCATGGGAGTGTTTCAGATTAAATGTTGGATTGTTGCAAGATAAAAATCAACAAGTGCGATTGGTTACGCACCGGGAGGCCCGTGTCGTGCCTAGTTTAGCACGCCTATACGAAAGATGGACACGACGGATTGCTCTTATGCTCGGATTGCCCGCGCTTCAGTTCCCGTCTATGCCACGTGGCCGCGCACCGGCCCAGTTGTTGAAATTGATTCATGATGTCACATAGTCCCAAAGGTCAGCTTGGTCCACCTTCCACTCCGGCAGGGTGAAAATGATCAGATCGTAGTTGGTGGGCGTTTTCAGATCCTTCTCGGTGCGTGTGGTGCCCATCAGGCTCCGCGGAACCCACCAACTCCGCGCGTCCGGCGTAAGCGCGAATTGGGCGCCCGTCACCAAGCACGCGGCCTCCGTCTTGCGCACGACGCGCATGCGCAGCTCAACGGTATCTTTGGGACGGGAACTCATAACGGGGGAAGGGCGGGGGCGTCCACCTTGATCGAAAGGTCAAGGTCCACATTTCCGATCACGGCGCCGGCTGCAGAGTAGTCGCCGACGCATTCGCCGATCGCCAAGGCAATTTTCTCGCGGGTTGAGTACATTCCAACCACCCGGAATTTTCCTTTTTCCTTGGAAATCAGAAGGTGCATCAGGCGTACGGCTGGAGGACCGCCGGCCGCTTCTTTCTGTTCACGTTCGTACTGGGCACGAGCTTCGGCCGCGCGCTTTTTCTGAGCTTCGACCTGGCGCATCTCCTCTTGAAAAGCTACGTCCGGATTGCCGCCTTGCTCCGCTTTGATGCGGCGCAGCTCGCGCTCCTGTTCAGTCATCGCGCCGAAGTCTTCGGGAATGCCGGGTGGTTTGGTTGGATCGTTCATCGCCAATTCCTCCGTCTGCATTCGGCGCGGGCGTCATGGCGGGTCTCGAAAATAGACGACGACTCCATGTTGAAATACTTTTGTACGATATACCAAGTCTCAGGATAAAAAGATGATTTGCGCACACGCCACCAATCGCCCTTGCACCACCGCCGGAAAACTCGAAGGAGGCGGGGGATCACGATCTTTCGACGCCTCCTTTTCGTGGAATTGCCAACATCATCTTGAAATAGTCCATTAGCTCGTTATAGATTTTATCCATCGCTTCCTCTGCCTTGTCGTCTGGCAACGCGGCAACATCGGCCAGTTGAAGCGAGAATACAGCAAAAGCTCCGCTATAAAACGCGCGCTCCATTTCCTGCCGTTGAACTTGCGGGGCATCCTTCGGAATTATACGATTAGCCCATTCCGCGTGTAGCTGTTTAACGGTTTTCATCTCGCATCATCCCACTTTCCGGTTGTGCGCAGGAAGGCTTCCGCGCGTTGGGCGGCGGTGGCTAAAACGATGTTCTGCCATTTTCCATTAAAACTTCCTCCGTGGCGCACCTTAAAAAGCTCGTCTATGTAAGCGATGGATTGATGGGCGTTAAGCGTCTCCTCCGCCTCGTGCATGGCGTTCAGGTCGTGCAAGAAGTCGGGCGCATGTAGTAGCATTGACGCCTCAGATGTTCCAGCGAATCCTTGCCGTTCACCGGATGGTGAATAACACGCCCAGCCGCCAGCAGTCCAAAGTTCTGTGCGCCACCCGCACGCCTCGGCTATGCAAATCTTTTGTTGCTCTGGACTCATGGAAGGTGCCTCGGTGCCTCGGCGGCTTCGCGTTCGGCTAGCATGGCGTCGGCGATGCGATAACAGTCTGAAGCTACTAGCTGCGCTTCCGCGGGGTTTGCGTCCTTGTTGGCTAATATTGACCCTGCGGCAATTAACGCATGCCCCGCAAACCAGTCGCGCAGGGTCATGCCCTCTTGTGCGGGCGAAATGTAATACCTGTCTGAATGGAAATCAGGACGCGGAAACGCTGGAGGATTTTCAGGTGTGTTCATATTGTTTTCCGTGCCGAGGCGTGGCGGGCGAGGGCGGCACGGGCTTTTGCGTAGAGTGCATCGATTTCAATAAAACCAACATCCGCAACATAGCCCGTTTCATCGGCGTTCTCAGCCGCAAACAGCATATCTTTCAACGCCTCCGCCAGCTCATCGCACAACTCCTGGCTGGCGGCGAGCTGTGCCTCCAAGATTAATATATTATCGCGCAGGTACGCAAGCGAGTCTTCTGCGTTCTGAAGCCTTTCCTCTGGTGTCGCGTAAAGGCTCATGGTGATTTATGGGTTATTTTCCAAATTGCGTTTGTGGCCATCACAGAAATTCGATCAAATTTATTCCACGCTGAAGCTAGGTCTGGTGTGTCTAACTGACCGGCTTTCGATATGCAATGCGCCACTGTGCTTATTTCCTCTAAAGCGTCACGCGCGGATGCCAACTCCGCTTGCGCAGCGGCGAGGTCGCGTTCGAGCTGAGAAGCGTGAATTAGTAACTCGCAAGATTGAGAACGTGGCATGTCCATCATTGACAGCAACCGTATTGCAATCGCATCTGTTCGAGGCGTGTCAGAAATCGGCGTCGCCGTCTGCTGCTGCGGGGTGGGTGGGGTCATGGTTTGTCCTTAAAGATTTTTACTGTCTGCCATAACCACCACACGAAAAGGCCGACGATCATAGAAAATATCATGCCAGTGCGTATCGCAGCTTCTTCGCCGTGAGTATAAACTCCAGCAATGAATCCTCCAACCATCATTGGTATAAACCCAGATAACGCACAGGTAAGAAATGGATTTCCGTCATCTTTGTCGGTGCTCATGGCGTTTGCGCGGGTGGATTCGGATTCATTCGCAGTTGTTTTGCCACCATTTGTTCCAAGCAATGAAACCTTCCTTGGGCCAAAATCCCCAGGTGCGTGTTTCGCGGAATCGGAAGAAAAAGGACCAGGACGGGAGTTCCTTAGTTTGGATTATCCACGATCCGCGTCGTTTTAAGACTTGCCTGAACAGCTCAACCCGGTGCCGGTACGTTGCGCGCCGGTACCGCATGCCGATAATAGGCCAGACTCGGCGTTTACTCGGTTCGGTTGTTACCCAATTTTCGTGCCACTGAAAACCATTTTTAACCGACGGTTGAGTACGACGACTGACTCGTTTTTGAATGTGCTCGACGTACCCGCGCCAAATCGGGATCACGAGGAAGGCCCAAGGATGATCGTGGAGCGCCCGGTCTTCGTCCGAACGCACAAACTTGTGCAGGAACAATGCCACGCGTTTCGTACGGAAAATGTACCAGCGGTACAGGTACGGATCGCGGTCGCAGTTGACGACGACCTTGTGCTGAAAACAGCGGTTGAGAAGTTTTTCGAGCCTAGTCATAGCGGAGGTTCGCTAACAGGAGCTGGTGAAGGTTTGGCTTCTTCGATGCGGAACATCAAGCTGTCGGGCACTCTCTTTTCACCGAACGGCCCGCAGGTGGTGTGCCTGAAAGTCTCCTGGTGTCGGCTCCAACCTCCATTGCAATCATAGAAGGTGCCCTCGAACATTTTCACGTCGAGCGGCTTTTCATAAAACGATTTAAGCGCGTTCTTTTCGAACGCATTTTCTGGGGTGAGTATAAGCTGCACCACTCCGTCTTCGATATAGATCGCGGTCTTCATGGATGTTTGAGTTTGGAAATTCGGATTAAGTTGCGCGCGACTGATAGGTACTCTTCATATTCGCGTTTCTGGTACGGATACGGCCAAGCTCCGCCTATTGAGTGACTGACAGCTAACATAGCTGCATGTGCACGGATTAGCTTAGCTGCTTGGCGGAGGTGTTGGGCGTTCTCGGTTTTCATTGGTGGTTTGTTTGAATTTGGATGCCATCTCTTCTTCGTATCGCTTGAGCAGATTGGTTTGTGTTTCGAGTGGAGCATTGAACTTCACCGCGATCCAATAACCGCACCAAAGGATGTTTTCGGAGCTGTAAATGGCGGAACTGTAGAGGGCTTCGGGCATCAGACTGGGTTGGTGGGGTTTTGTCTGAGCCAGTAAAACACTTCCTGGCAGGCGCGCACGTCCGCCATGGCGTCATGTGCCCCGGAAAATTCTTTCCCGAATGCGTGCTTATAAACTTCCATGAGCTTTGGCCACTTGGCGCCGTACGGTCCCTGAAGGTTGAGAATGTCCGTTGACGAAAGCATGGTGCAGTAGTGCTCCTTTTCAGCAAATACCGCACCGAGGCCGTCCAAACCCATTAGAAAATATTCCCGCTGCAGCATGTTCGAATCGAACGCAAAACTGTGGGCGACTAAAAGGTCGGCTCTGCTCCAAAGCGACGTAAACAAGGGTAGAATGTGCTTAATAGGTAATCCGTACCGCTCGCACATTTTTGTCGTGATACCGTGCACTGCGGAGGCTTCGGCCGGGATCTCCCAGCCGTCCGGTTTCACCAGCAGATTGAGCTCTGCCACCGCGTGCCGGTCTTCATCCGCCATGATCATGCCCAGCTGAACCACCCGCGTCTGCGCCGGGTGATCGATCGGGCAGCGGAAATTGAAAATGCCCGTGGTTTCAGTGTCGAGGAAAAGGTGCATTATGAATAATATGCGCCGGTAGGTTGGGTTTCCGCGTGCAGAATAGCGTCAATTCGAGTATTCCCGAACCATGCGGGACTCTCTTCAAGATTGGTAAAATCGGGGCGCACAGCGCACCAGTCAGAGCCGTCTTTGAAGAGTACCAGAGCTTTTATTTCGAGAAGCCAAGCAAGGTGTTTGCGAAAAGCTTCGAGTTCTTTTTGGTCTGCTTCAGTCATTGTCGGCGTAGGGTAAACGAACTTTGGATATATCGGGCTTGTAAGCTTTTTTCAATCGACGGTTTCTTGCTCGCTTGCCGGCGCGCCGTGCAAGCTCTGAGTAAGCCTCTTCGCGGCTCATCGGCCCACGAGACTGGGCAACCATCTGCCGGGCGCGGTCGTGAATGTTCATAGCTTGGGCGGAAGAAATTTGCTGCGTCGGTTTTGTCGTTTTAACTGTTCGGTGCGCTGGTACTCGCTTTGCAACTCGTGTTCAGCTTCGCGCAACAGACGGGCACATTTGCGCCAAACCCACAAGCTCATCAAAAGAATGAAAATGACAATTAGCTTAGTCATTTGCGTAAAACCAAACGTAGCGGTCGGGCTTCGTATCTTTGAACCTGGCGCGCGTAAAGCGGCCGGCGGCAAGTCCACGGCGGAGAATCGACTTGATCGCAACCGGGTTGGCGCGAAGGCCGCGCGAAATTTCCCCCAGCGAAAAGAACGGGTGCCGGTTGAGGAACCCGATCACCCGCTCAGTGAGCGTCATTCGTTTGCGGCGTTTTCGCATTCGTGAGTTTCTACTTTAAGGATTTCGTGGCCGAGGTCTTTGAGCTGGGTGATCTGCTCATGAGCAGCCTCGACAGAGAAGCAGCCGATTTTGCCTGGAGACAAGTGAGCGGAGTTCGAGTGTTGAAAATGGATTTCATACTCGGTCATTTGACGCGAACCCATGAACGGTGGAAGCCGTGCACGGTTTTGATAACGTGCCGCCGCACTGCCTGGACTTTAAGCCGCTCAACTCCCAAGGATGCGGGTTCATCAATATCGCGGACGGGAGAGCCTTTGTAACGAACGGCATCATAGCAAACGCGCACAAAATCGCCAACTTTGGTGGTGTGTTTCATTGTCGTGCTACCGCTAAATTGCATTTTCAAACAATGCAACATTTATTTTAAAGAAAATGTCAGGCCCGTTCTAATTTCCTAGTGTTGTTAACCAGCCGTCTTTCAGGACGGCGGACAGCTCCTCGTTGCAGCTTTCATCAATTTTATCTATGGCGAGTCGGCGAGTTTACGAGCGGGCCTGACAATTCATTGGGGCGGTTGCACCAGCACGGCAAACAGCGCCGATGCGATTACTGTTCCGTCCACCCGGAGGAAAAATTCGTGCGTGCCCGGCCAAAACTCGGCCGCAACCTGCCACGCCGTCTGAGCGTATTGCGCTTCCTGGCGGTCCACGAAGACTTTCATCTCTTGAACTTCGCCGCGCCACACCACCGCACCGTCCGCATTGGTCGCTTCCGTTTCAAGGCGATGCACCCCTTCTTCGTTGTGCATAAAGCGCACCTTGGCAGCCAACGCCACCGACACAAATGCCGGAGCCTGCGGGAAGCTCCCGTTTAGGATCGTGTGCAGGATGCACAGCTGGCCGTGCTTGATCGTGACGGCTTCGCAGAGGCAGAAAATTTCGGGGGTCATAACGAACGGAGAATGAATAAACCAAAGTCGATATTCCAAGCATGTCTCTTTCGATAGGCTTCAAAAGCTTCCACCACTTCGCGGCCAAGGCCGACAGGCGTGCCATCCCATCGGCAGGCAAATTCGATTATCCGGGTGCTTTTTGGAAGGTCGAGAACTTCGTCCACCCGCGCTAAAATTCCAATTTCAGCAAGTTGCCCGCGCGTCCAGCGCATACGATACTCTTTGCCGAGGCTCGGTGTTGTAACATGCTCATTCATAAATTATGCGCGTTTGGCTCCGTTGTCGGGGCGGATAGGACTGGCCGCGAACAGGACGACGCGCGGCGCCCTGAAATTCCCCGTTTGAACGACAAGACAGAGCCTTGGGCTCGCTAATCGCGGATCGTTTCGCTGTTCAAAGTGTGTTTTCATTGCGGCGCTTCGATCTGAACTATTGGAATCAATTCGCTTCGCATGGCTTCCGCTTGGCTTTCAGTCAACTGCCGGATGGTCCGGAGAGTAACAGTGTTAATGAGTTGGTACGCGTACTTCCGCCTACCCTCCGGTGTTTTTCCAAACGGAAGAATGCGAATTGCCAAGTTCATTTGAATGCCGCAACAAGTACGCCGATATAGTTTTGCGGCGTTACGCATTCTGCGTCCCATTTTTCGTTGTTTAGACCCTGCACAATGTACCCTCTCAGGCACCAACCAGTAATAACGTGGCACACCAGCAGCCCGTTTTTGCGACGGTAAACAACCGGATCGCCTCGGCGCAAGGTTGAATACGGCGCCGGTGCAACGACAACCGCCATGCCGGACGTAAGAAACGGCTGCATCGAGACACCTTTTCCAAACAGGATCTCTGAGCCAGGGCGCTGCTCTGCATAATCGCGGGCAAACTTTACCGCATGCCCGTTTGTGTCCTGGGGTGTCGGCATGCCGGCCGCGGAAGGTACGGAGGCACAACCCGTGCACTTGGTCAGAATGAGCCATCCCAGGACCGCCCAAAATACCAAAGAAAAGAGCTGAGTAAAGATAACGAGTGGTTTTTTCATTTTAAGGCAGCCCGTTTGCCGCCGGCTGCGTCCGGCTAGTTTAGTACGCCCTGGCCGGCGGCAAGGTTTGCGGGACTGAGGCGCAAAGAGGTTTAGATTTTATTGTTTCGCTGTTGGCCGCCTACTCGCTTGCAGCTTTCGGCGGGGCAGTTCCAGCGATGGAAAGGGTTATGCGGGCTCTCCTTCGCCGCCCGTGCAATGATCTGAAAAGTGCTGGCTTGGTTTAACTGGGCTCAGCCAGTTCCGAGGATGGCCGATTGCGGCCAAGACTGCGGCCGTCACCGTGTGCTCGTCAAATCCGTTCACGGTGAAGTGTGGGTAAAGACCGGGGAAATCCGTTTTAATGTCGAACTGCGCAAGCAATGTCGCACCATTGGACCGCAGCGCTGCGCACTGCCTTTCCATGCGCCGGTAAAACTTTGAGTCCCCGGAATTATTCCCGGTTTCCCAGTCTTTTGCCGCTAGAAGAAAGTACGACTCTGCACGCTTGATCAACGCCGAAACATGAGCCCGGTTGAGCGGATCGACTGAATAAGGCTCCACGAATCCGACTCGTGGAATCCTGACGAATTCTGTTTTTAAGGTTTGTGTTTTCATCGCTGTGAATCCGTTTTACGCCGGGCGGCGCCGCATTCGCGGTGTGTGCTGAAATTAGTTTCCGCAGTCGAATGCGTGATCCTGGCAGAGCTTAACCGCTCGCCGTGACTGCCTTTGAGTTTCCTTGACGCAGACCGAACAAACCGCCGACTCCGGCGCCCGTTCAGCAGCGCAAACATTGGTAATCGCGTTTTGGTAGGACGCTGCGCGAGTCAGGATTTTGACGCGGCCTTTGTCGTGAGAAAGCGTGACAAGGTAGGTTTTCACGACTGCCCTCCCGTTGCTTTCAGGACAGCGGCGCGGGCTTTTGCGATTTGATTCACCCACATTGAGCGATATTCATCGTTCTTAACTGAATCCGCGTAAGCCTCAACACCCGGCATTAAATCTTGCAATGCCGCCAACAGCTCCGGCGCGGAGGCGATTAGCCGGATGTTTGCGAAGTGTTCAGCTGGAGCCAAGAGACTCCCGCGCATGTCTCTCACTTCCTCGCCTTGCGGGCCATAGATGATTGGGCCGGGTCGCGTGCCGATATGCCAAGGGCCTGGTGTGTGCGTCGTTTTTACGTTCATATTGTTTTTGTGCCCGTCGCATCTGCCCGGGTCCTCACCGTTTCGGAGCAGATTCCACGACGAAGCGGAATTGCTTAGGATGCGGTTGCTTTGGTAATTGCCTCGTTTGCCGCATCAATATGGGCTAAGGTCAGCATTGCCTGATCGTGCGGATACCCTGTTTGCTCTAGGTCGTGAGATGCGCTTTCGACTAAATCGCGCAGAGCCGCAAGCAGCTCCGCATAGGAGTTACATGCGCGGATAATAAAATCCCGGTTGGCTTTTGCGATTTCATCATTAAGCGGGAAACCATGAACAGGCCATCCACCTGTGTTGTGCACGGTTGCAAGGCAAAGCAACTTTCCACAATTAGGTGCTATTTCGTGAACGATAGAAAAACCGTCACCTAGTTGGTGTCCAATTTCCCAGGGTGTAGGGGTGTTCATTGGTTTTCCTCCTCGTTATAAGCGCAGCATCTCAACGCGTTGTCCTGACCAACGTGAACGGATCCGCATTCCGGGCATTCCCATGCGCCAAAGCGAACGGAGCGTTTGCCCGTGCTCCGCGAGTAAACATCGGCAACGATTTCGTACGCAGAGGATGCTTCTGCAAATTGCACGTTCAGCTTGTCAGCTCGTTTCGCAATCAAAAGAGCAGACATTCCGCCAAAAATTGTATCCGCCGTTGCCCGGTTTGCCAGGGTAACGGTATTGCGCTCAGGTGAACGCAATGGGAAGGTTTGTAAGAGTTGGAATGTATTCATTTCGTCGTGGATTTGTCGGCCGGCGGGATTGCCTGCCAACAGCACGGAGAGAATCATAAACCGTGCAACATTGCAACATTTATTTTAGGCTTTTTGGAAAATAGTTTCCACGGAGGAAAAGAGCGTTGGCCTTCCAAAAGTCAGACTTTGTCCAAGTCCTTTTCACTTTGAGTCTTTCCGCAACCCTGAAGTAAAAACACTTCCCATCCCGCCCAGACAGCTTGCTCCGCTTTTTCCAAAGTCAGACCGTGCCCAAGCTCGTATTCAAACCTGTCCGGCATATCCGGCGCCGCGTCCAGACGCTCACGACGGCACAACCACACACAGTGAGAAGGGAAGTCTAAACAGAGCATTTTTAAGTCCGGCCGCGCCCAAATCGGGACTTCTAAGCCAAGAATCCGGCACTTCTTTGCCCACTTTGGGCAAGGCTCGCCAAAAGCGACGGGCCGATAAGGCGGAGGGTTTTTTGGGTTTGTGTCCATATTAACGTTTCTCCCCCTCTCCGGCTTTAGGCAACGTCTCGCGCATCGGACCGTATACGTTCGGGTCAACCCAAACACCCGGTTTCTCCGACTTGAAAATCGTCGCAGTCTCCTCCATTGAAAGGCGTTTGCCCGCCTTGGAACGTTCCTCAAAAGTGGTGTTTTTCTTACCATGGACAAATTTTTCGCCTCGGACCGGCTTGCCGGATGCATCCTGCCAACCGGGCCGATTTGTAAAGGCTAGTTGAATGCCGCGCACGACAATCTTAGAGTCAATCCCATCTGCTGCCCGCCTGGCACGTGAAAAAAGCACACAAAGGGACGCGGGAGACACGCCTAAATCTAGCGCGGCCGCTTTAGTGGATGGCCAAACGTAGCCCACTTCAGGGAGCTTTAATTGTCCTCGGCGGGCATATGCCTGGGCACCTGCCAGGTCAACAAACTGAACTACCCCAATAGGGCGAGACCGCCCGTCTCCGGGATGGCTCAGCTTGCGTTTACCTTCCACCATACGTTCAATCTCATGAACTGTATCAACAAAATCTCCTTCCTCTCTTGTGGAATACACGTTTTTAACGATTCCAGAGCTGTTACCTACTGATTGATATGAGAATATACAGTGTACCCTACCGGCCGGAAGGGACAACGCATTTGCGAACGCCGAGGCTCTTTTGGCTTTTACCGTGTTAGATATATTTTTGATTGGCATTCAAAATTCTAAAATATCGATCACTAAAATATGCAACACTAAAAAAGAGTCGTGCCTCAAAAACGAGGGGTTTTGGGGTGTTTGGCCGGATGCCTTACCTATGACGGAGGGTTTGTTTTGCAAATCTCCAACTTTCTCCATAAAAATAGTTGAGGTTATGTTAAAGTATATCCTATGATTTAACATAGTCCTAACAATCTTATGGCAGAAAATACGCGATTTTACCCTCCGTTCGTGTTTTCACACGTTTTTACACGAAAAAGCTTGACTTTTTACAAACATGGACAAATGACTCGCCAAGCGAGCATTTGACAAAATTCCCCAAAAACCTCGGTTTTGGGGTGTTTGCTGGCAGAACGGCGCCCGTTCTTGTGTGCGCTCGTTTAGTGGCGAGTGTCCATCTGGACATCCACTTTCCATCTGTCAAGTCACCCAAGCCAACCTTTCCTCCGTTTCAATCCTCTCCGCTTCATCCAAACCAACGAAACGAAAAGCCGGCCGCGCACCCTCCGCTTTGACTAGGTAGCGGCCAGGTGTTACCGGATCGAGTGTGCCGTGGACGACAGTGCCGGCGGGCAGTTGGAACTCTTCGCCTTCACAAAACCAGTAAGACGGTAGGCAGTCGGCTTTGAAACCAATGGCCGGAAAGAAGTTGAGAGGCTTGATCGTTTTGAAGTTGTGCATAGTGCCGATACTGTAGCGGCTTTGTGTCCATTCGTCAAGTAGTTTCCATACTAGAAAAGGATTTCCAAGGCGGAAAAACAGGCTTGCTGTTGAGACTGTGGGTGTGTTGTTGCGACTGACAGGCGGGCAGATGGCCCGCGGAACGGCGGCGCGCGGCAACTCATAGGCCTTGGCGGGCATCCTAGACGCATCGGCGGAGGGTATTGACGGATGGACGGCGGAGGGTATTGCGGGAGGGCCAAATCCAAAAACGAGAAATCGAACTCCAAAACGGGAATTCCTTCGTGGTACCATCCGCACCCGGCATGGGGGCGTCATTCACACCAGTAAAGAGATCGGCCATACACCCAGAAAATTTTCTGGCAAAATTTTTCATCGTACACATCCTGCAGCCTATGCCACTCACGCCTGGCGCATCGCGCAAAACTATCTCCGGAAACATTTCCGAATTCCACAAGGGGAAGACGTTCGCGCGCACGAAGGCCAAGTTTGGAAAGGCCCAGGCGGACAAGCAGGCTGTTGCCGTGGCCTTGAGCACGGCCCGTCGCTCCGGCGGACTTTCCTCCGCCTACCGAAAGAGCCGCTGATGCACAGCTCCACCTCTCCGCAGCAGCAGGTGAATAACATTAAGGCGACAGGGGCGCCCACGCGGCCCTTTGTTCCGCAGCATCATCGCAGGAAAAAGCCGGTTAATTTTCTGGCAAAAAATTCCCGAGGTGGCAAGATGGTGAAATGATAAGTGCGATTCTTGCTTTTGAATTCGGGCACTTGCTCGGCGGTATCGAGCAACTGAAGTCCGCACCCCATCTTCCACAGTACAGGAATACAACTGCTTGGCCTGAGCACGATTTCGACTTTTCGATATGAGCGAGTCCGTCACAATACCGGCGGGGGCGCCGCAGCCTCTTACCAAGCCAATCCCGGCGCGCACCCATGCTGGCACCAACTGGGTTGGGGCTTTTCTGTTGTATGCCAAGGGGGCATCATTACAGGAGGTGTCTGATCAACTGAAGATCGATTTTAAAAAAGTGAAAACGAAGGCGCGCACGGAGGATTGGGAAACTCTGGTGCGCCTGAACCAGCAGCTGGCATTACGCGCGCCCACGCCCGACGTTTCCCCCATGTCCATGGTGCAGCTGAAGGATGCGCAGAAGCGAATCGAGGCGAACCGTGAGGCGGCGCTGGGGGTGGCGCAGGACTTGCGCGGCCAGATTCGGAAGGTGTTGGACGCATATTCGTCGGCTGAATTGTTTCTGCAGCCGCAGGAGATCGCCACCCTGGCGAAAGCGGCGGCGCTGGTGGACCAGTCATCGATGATGGCTTTGGGTGATGATCCTGCACCCAAGCTGGCACCTGCTGACGGAGCGGTCAAGGCTCCTGTCAATACCGGCCCCGTCACCCACTTCCACATCCACCCGCCGGCCGCGGCTATGGCTCCCCGCATGCAAAAGCAGGTTGAACAGGAGCCCGCAGTGACCGGGGTAAAGCAGGTGGACGCCCTTATGGGCGGCAGGATCGAGATGGCACCAACGGGAAACGCCACAGAGGATGATCCTGCGGTGACGGTTCGGAAACTCTCCTCAGTTGATTTTAAAAAGCTGGGTGCGCAGGTGGGGGCGATCGTACTGCCGGAGCCGGCTAAAAAGATCATCCCTGAATTTGCGAGGGTTGGGTGATGACGGTGCTGGAAAAATCCCTGGAGGTGCTGCACAAGGTGCACCGCGAATCTGATCCGTCTGACTGGTACAAGCCCGGGCCTTCGTGCCTTGAATTCCACCAGTCCCAGGCCCGGGTGCGGGGCTTGGTAGGAGGGCGCGGGTCCGGTAAAACAACCACCGTGGCGGTCGAAGCGTTGCGGCATTGCAAGCATTACGCCGGGGCCAAGGTGCTCTGCGTGCGCAAAACCCAAGTGTCGAACGACGATACCTCCGTCATGACGTTCAACGAGACGTATGTGAAATGGGGATACAGGATCGAGCAGGACGAGGAGATCAGTTTGTTTCGCAAGTGGAACGGCGGTCTGACGGTTCGGATCCCGTCCGATGACGCCATGCTGGCGTACAATGCGTTTCGGGCGGATGGAATGAAGACCCGCGCCCAGATCAAGACGTGGATCGAAAATGTGGGCGACCGGCTTTGCAGCTACATCGAATTTCGCGGGCTGAAGGACGAGGACAAGTCGGAGGGGCAGCTACGCGGATATGAGTGTTCCATGTTCATCATGATCGAGGCCGACTTGCTGCAGGAAAGTGACCTTGACCTGGCGCGTGGGTGTTTGCGCTGGCGCGATGCATACGGAAACTTTATCGACGACTACTCCATCATTCTCGACACCAACCCACCCAGCCCGCGGCATTGGATCGCAAAGTTGGAAAAGAAGAAGGCCAAAAGTGGCGACAATACGCACGCCTTCTGGCACATCCGCACTGAGGAAAATAAACACAATCTTCCTCCCACATACATCGAAGATTTAGAGAACCAGTACGAGGACAAGCCCGCGCACCGGCAGCGGTATTTGCTTGGGCAATACGCAGAGCTTTTCGACGGCAAGCCGGTCTTCCACTCCTTCCGTCAGGACAAGCATGCGTTCGATGATATACCGTGGCCCACTGGGGCGTATCTGGTTCGCGGGTGGGACTTCGGGTCAACTCATGCCAATATTTTCTCCGCATATTTTCGGTTGGATTTTGAGATCGGCCGGGAGTTGGTGCCGGTGGAATACTGGTGGGATCTTCACGAGTACTACCAGGAGATGAGCGACATCGACAAGCAGTGCATCGCGGTTCAGGACATCACCGAAAACGAGTTTCCGTTTTTTAATGATCGCAGCGTATGTGCGGGAGTTTTGGATTTCTGCGACCCTGCGGGTGCCCAGCGTGGAGACAAGGGTTCGTCGATCGAGGTCATGAATAAAAACGGAATCTACCCGGTCTTTCAGACCAAGGTTCGCAGTCTCGACACGACAATTTCGATTGTGAACCGGCTCATGCAGGCGAAGGATCCGAACGGCCGGTACGTGTACCGGATCGATAAAAAGAACTGCCCGCGGTTGTATGTGGCGCATCTGGGTGAGTACCGGTATCCAAAGCCGGGCGAAGCAGGTTATTCGAGCGGCGATCCGATCAAAGGGCCGCAGGCCAACGGGGCGGACCATTTGGAGGATGCCAGCCGGTATCCGAAAATAAATTGCCTTCGGCTGGCCAAGCGCTTAATGGAAGAGCTTAAACCAAAAACTGGCGTACTTGCCCAGCGCGCAGTGAAAATAAACCCGAAAAAGAAAGACTACTGACGTGGACGAAAATAAAAAATCTGGCCTTGCCACGAGTCTGTACAAGGTGAAAAACGGCCGGGTTGAACAACCCCCGGTGGTCAAAGTGGAGGGTAGAAAAATAACCGATCCCCTTCGTGGCGAGGACGGATTGTGCATTCAACCAACGACGCAGGGTCCGGAGCGGGAGCTGGAAGAAAATCACAAGCGGTTGGATTTTGCCAACCATGCCAACTATGCCGATATGTACACGGGGAATACCCGGACGTACGATCCGGAGGGGAACTATAACTGCGGCCGGTGTAACAAGGAAACCAAGTCCAAATGTACGTGGGTTTTTGGGAAAAAGGAACTCGATCCTCTCGTGGTGGATGAGAAGGCTGGGAGTTGCCGCCATTGGGAGAACAAGTGCGCGGGCGATCCCGAGATGATGACCAATATTGAGGATGTGACCGGCGCGGCGTATGGAGTGGCTAAGAACGGAGCCGGCTTCGGTTGCCACCGTTGTCCCTTCGCATCGAAGGCGCATGCGCCGGATAGCCAGGGGCGTAGCATGTACTGCGGCAAAGGCGACTTCCGCGTGTTTCCCACGGCGTGTTGTAAATTTAATGGAGCACCAACAAAATGAAACCAAAACTTGGAACCGGAGTACGCTTCGCCTCCTTGAAAGCAAGCCTGGCAAAACGTCCGGGCGTCACAAACCCAGGCGCATTAGCCGCTGCAATTGGACGTAAAAAATACGGATTCTCTTCATTTCAAAAATTAGCCACGCACGGCCGTAAGGTGCACGGGTCAATGTAAAGAATTGACTCAGGGGAAAGTTTCGAGTGTAAGACTTTCCAACCAGTCAACCCACTTACTCTCATGGCTAAGAAAACACTCATCATTTCTGACAAGGAAAAGTACGGCGACGACAAGTCCATGGGGGGCATCATCGCTTCGTCCGGTAAAGGCAAGGAAACCAGTAAGCCAAAGCACGCTCCCACTATCGAACTCACCGGGCCGCAGGTTGCCGCCTTTGGGCTTGATAAAGCCACCATGGGTGAAAAAGGCTGTGCGCTTGTTCACTACATCGTCAAAAGCACGTCGAGTGGCGCCAGCTACGGTGACGAAGTGCCTGGTAAGAAAGGGTCAGCCCGAGTTACTTTGTCCATAACCCACGTCGATCCGGACTGCGAAGGCGTGGAGGATGACGAAGATGAGGAAGAAGAGGAGGGCGAAGGTGCCGGTGAGGGCACCGGCGGAACCGACGAAGCGGATTCTGAAGATGAAGCTGCCGAGGATGATGATTCCAAACCTAAGCGGCCGTCGCCCGATACGGCTTCACCATCTGAAGCTCTCGGCGATGAGGGTTGAGGACTGGCGTAAATGCCCCAGTCACTTACAGGCCGGCTCGACACTGACGAAGAGTTTCGAAAAAGAATTTTGAAACTCGGTCAGGACTATGTGACGCATGCGCGCGCCACATTGGATTACTATACGGCCGACTTTGATGCGGCGCATGATATACTCATGTGCTATGCTACATTGACCAAACAGGACTATGTGAAGCTGGCCAAGGGAACCCCCCGTCGTTATATTCTTCCAATTACTGCCACGCACGTTCACACCATGACGACGTTTTTGGCGCAGACGTTGTTTGGCGACGATACTCCGCACAAGGTTGATGCCGGCGGTCCTGACGACGATGGCGCCGCTAGGTATATGAATGAACTATTGAAGTGGAATGCCGAGCAGCAGCCAGCTGGTATGTATCAAATTGGGTTCATGTGGATCGAGAACGCCCTGACGTACAACCGGGGAATTTTTTACGACTGTTTTGCTCCAATCAACAAGTCGATGTGGCAGGAGGCGCCGGTGCTCGATGAAGAAGGACAACCCACTGCCGATCCTGACACCGGGCAGCCGATCACTTCCGTTCAAAAAATAAAAACGCGCACAGGCGGTTTCAACCGTGTCGAGTTGGTTTCGCCATACGATTTCTACATGGACCCGTTGATGCCGATTTATCGGATGCAGGAAGGACGGTTTGCCGGTCACCGGATTAACAAGACGTGGGATGAAATAAAAAACCGTAGTGAGTTAGAGCCGGACGACCCTATGTACCTATCGGCGCGCGGGGTGAATGAGCTCAAGAAAAAACCCACCAAGAGCATTGCTTACCCCACGTCCAGCACGGCGACGGGACCGACCGGGCAGGATTTGATTTCGCGCACGGCGTACGAGCGCGGGAAGGTGGCGACACCGGTTGATTCCAGGGCTGATGCTAAGGATCCAGGCGTGATCGATTTCGTTGAACTTTGGGTGAAAATTATCCCAAAAGACTACGACATTGACGACCGTACGGACCCGGAGGTTTTTCAAATCATCCTCGGCAACGAGAAAGAGCCGTTGGCCTGCAACGAGTCCACTTATGAACACAGCCAATTCCCATATTCGGTGGGCGAAGCGCGACCATCGCCATTTTATCAATTCTCTCCGTCGTGGGTGATGATTTTGAAAAACATTCAGGACTACGTGGACTACCTGAAGAATCGTCACCAAGAGGCCGTGACCCGAACGATAGGCAATGTGTTTATAGCAAAGTCCAATCTTATAGACATTGCGGACTTTGAGGATCCAGAGAAGGAGGGAAAGTTTATATCGATTCTTCCCGAGGGTCAGAACATGGACATAGGCCAGATAGTTCGCCAAGTGCCGATGGTGGACATGACGGCGAATTTCTTGGGTGAGATGAAAGGCTTTATTTCATTTGCCGAGGCCACGTCCGGCGCCAATCAGAACCTTCAGGGGCAGTCCGCGGGTGGCGGAGTGACGGCTACGGAGTTTTCTGGAACGCAGCAAATGGCGGCGGGGCGTCTGTCGGCGATCGCCCGGCTTCTTTCCGTCAGCGCGATCGTTCCCCAAACCAAGAGGTTCGTGGCAAATTTTCAGCAGTTTTTTGACGACACGTTGTATCGAAAAATTAGCGGAGTTGATCCCCAGACTGCGGAGGAATTTTCGAATGGACCATTCATCATTACCAACGATGTTATCCAAGGCACGTTTACATATCGCGCGCACGACGGCGCGCTGCCGGGTCCCGACGCAAAAAAGGTGGCGGCAATCACCCGAGCTTTGGAAGGCATGCAGCAATTTCCGGACATGTTCAAACCCGCAGATGGCAATCTCGATCCACGGGAGCTTTTCCTCACGCTCATTCGTGCGTCCGGCGAGGATCCGGAAAAATATCGTTGGCGCCCGGCCGCAATCCAAAAGGCACTCGCGCTATTGCAACAGGCGCAGCAGGCCGCGGCAGCGCAACCGAAGCCGATCCCGCCGGTCAAACCCAGTTTGGCGGTGGCGGCAAAAATCGGAGAACTTACTCCGGCCGAACGGTTTCAGATCATGGCTGACATCGGTATCAACGAATCGGGCACTGGGGGTCCAACGCCGCCGGGAATCATTCCCCACCCGGGCGGTCCTCCGACGACTGCCGGGCTTCCGCCGCCTCCGATGGGGCACCGTCCATCACACCTGCCTATTTCCGGAGCGCCGAACCCACGCCACGCTCCGCGCGGCCCACGGCCAGGTCCGCGCCCAGGAATGGCATCTGCCATGCAAGCCCTTCGCGGTCCAACAATGCCGAGTGCAGGCCCTCCGCAAGTACATCCCGGCAATACTTGAGCACGAAAATAGGTATTTTAGTGCACGTAAATTAGGTTTTTTGTTGCAAGTGGGCGTGTTCCACAAAGAACAATTCGGGATGGTTTCAGTTTGTTCGATCTGCAAAAGCGACATTTCTAGGCCCGGGCAGCGGACCTGTTATGCGTGTCATAATCGAAGTGTACAGAGTAGCCGACTTAAAAATGGAAATGCGTACGACGCGCATACAAAAGCGCGGTCTTTGGCAAACCGAGCAGTGCGGAGAGGCGCGTTAAGACGACAACCATGTGAAGTGTGTGGCGCCAGAGCTCAGATGCACCACGATGATTATTCCAAGCCTTTTGATGTGCGTTGGCTCTGCCGGCAGCATCACCTAAATCTGCACGGAAGGCAGTGTCACAAAGCAGCATGAAATCGATAATCCAACGCTCTCTCGTCGAAGCGACAGGAATTTCTGAGCAGGAAGCGGCCCAATTGTGGGAAAAAATGCCTGAATCGCCGTTTCGGAAGTTGATTCAGTACGAATTTGAAGTGGCCCAGGCCCGGGCAAGGGAAGCTCTCGACATTATTCCGCCTGAAAAAATTTCCATGCAACAAGGTATTGTTCAAGGTTTTACAACAGCCCTTGGTATCTTGGCACGAAAAGATCCAATTTCAACCAAACGATAAACTATGCCAAAACCAATATCCGCACCACCGGCAGCCGCATCAGCGGCTCCTACTGTTTCAGTTTCTGAAGCCCTCGGTCTTCCGGCCGACTGGAGCCTTGAAAAATCTTTGAAAGGCGAAGAGGGCGTCGAGCCTCCAGTAAGTGCACCAGCACCAGCTTCTGAAGAGCCGGCGGCAGGCGAGGAGCCTGCAAAAGAAGGAGCCGGGGGCGAGCCTCCGGCAAAACCTGCTGAGCCGGTCAAGCCTGCGGCTCCGGCGAAACCAGCATCGTCAAAAACGCCGGCAAAAGTACCGCCGGTAAAACCGGAGCCTAAACCTACATCTCCAGCGAAACCGGCAGAACCTGCGGCAAAAATCGACGAACCTGCCAAGCCCGAAGTAAAGATCAAGATCGGCGGAAAGGAGTGGACCGAAAAGGAGTTGGAGGAGCGAATTGCCAAAACCGCCAATCCGGATAAGCCCGCGGAGACGGCCCCGGTCGCGCCCAAACCAAAAACTCCCGAGGAGCTTGCCGCAGAGCGCGCGGAGGTTCAGAAAAAAGACAACGAGTGGGTTGAGAAAAATCTCCCCACGATCGGTGGACCCGCCGTGGATGAAGCGACGATGGATAAAATTTTGGCCGGCGGTCCGGACGCGGTGAAAGAGTTCAACAATATCATTCGGCGCCAGGCGGCGCATGCGGTTTTGGAAATGCGAAAGTCTCTTGCGGTGGAGCTCAATCCAGTGTTGGAACAGATTCGCGCCGATCAGCAGCCGCTCATTGATGCACACACTGAGGCGCAGGACAATCGCGCTTGGGATGAATTTCAGGAAAAAAATCCAGATCTCGCCGACTACCGTGAGCTCGTGGAAAACGCGGCAAACGTTTTGGTCAAGGACCAAGCGGAGCGGGTTCGTAAAATGACCATGGATGAATTTCAGGAGGAAACAGCGATGCTTGTCCGCGGGGCGATCAAACGCTTTGGTGGAAAGGCTGCAGCTGCGGCTGCGACAGCTCCAGCCGAACCTGTAGCGGCACCGGCAAAGCCCGCGGTACCTTCGAAGCCAGCAGCACCCGCACGAGCAAAAGTTCAACCACCTCCGACCAATCTTCCCACTCCGACGCCTGGTAAAAATACCAAAGGCGTAAAAGGAGACAGTGCCATTATTGAGTCGTTGATGTGAGAAAGGGGTTGACGTTGTACGTTCGTAATGTAGTACGAACGTATGAACGAAACACCAGTCATAAACGATAGAGTCAAAGCACTTCGGGAACGGCGCCTTGTGGCGGGGCTTTGTGCGGTTTGTGGGAAAGCAGCGTTGGCAACAAAATATTCGTGCGCGGTGTGTGCTGAAAAAGCGGCCGTCCACGCACGAGAAGTGCGTCGAAAAAAGCGTGAGACTTTTATTGCCGAGCACGGAGGCGATGGACACGCTCTCCGTTCTCAAAAAGTACCGGTTGAAACTGTGCGGCAGTGTAAGAAGTGTAATTCGTATTTACCGGTGGAAGAGTTTTATTGGAACGATCAATCAAAAGGGCTTCGAAAGCACGTGTGCAAAAAATGTGATGCTGCCAGGGTTGACAGGTGGAACAAATCAAATCCCGAAAAACGGTCTGTAGTTTATAGGACTCGGCATTTGAAAAGGACGTACGGTGTAACTCCTGAACAATACGATGCTCAATTAAAACTTCAAAACGGAGCGTGTGCGATCTGCAGTCGAAAAGAAAAAGATTCTCGGTACCAAAAACTGTGCGTTGATCATTCGCATCAAACGTTACAAGTCCGAGGGCTTTTATGTTTTGGATGCAATGCGGCTATCGGGTCGTTTGAAGATAATCCAGAGGTTTTGGAAAAAGCGGCGGCGTACCTTCGGCAATTCAAGTGTACGGAAATTAAAATGTAGTTGACGGATGGAAACTTTTTGTTTCCTCTAGGAAAGTTTTACAAAACGTCAACCTCAACTACTTACTCACATGTCTTTAATTTCTGGCCTGCTTGCTGTACAAAACGCTGACACGGATGATTTGACCGGCGAGTGGCAGCAACACGTTACTGTACGCCATGCCAAGGGAATCGGAAACGGTGCCGTTCTCTTCGCCCTCATGACCATGCTCCGCAAGGAGAATGCCGAGTCCACGGAGTTCAACTGGTTCGAGCGCGATCCGGTCCGCCAGAATTTCTATTCGAACGCCGCTTTCACATCCACGGCCACCACGCTCACTTGGGACGATGGTGCCGGCAATGCGGTCTGGGCAGGGCTCTCGCTCAACACCGTCATGGAAAATTCGCGCACAGGTGAGTACATCCGTGTCACGGCTGATGCCACGAGTGCCAGTGTCACCGTCGAGCGTGGCCATGCCGGCACAACCCCGGCGGCAATCAACAACGCTGACCTGTGGAGCCGTCTGTTCATCTCCGCGGAGGAAGGTTCGCTGCCGACGCGCGCCGTATACGAGAATCCCCAGGAGCTGAAAAATTTCGTCGAGACTTTCAACTCGTCCATCTTCCTTACGAATGCCTTCAAGGGAACGGTGCTTCGTTCCGACATGGAAGGGCCGCTGCGGGAACGGCGCATCTATGCACTGGAAAAAATTTGCGGTGACATCGAGAAGGCATTTTTGCTCGGCCGGCGCAATCGCTTGGTGGGCATCAACGGCTACATTTACCAGACCGGCGGCGTGCGTGATGCGATCAACCGCGCAGGTTTGGCTTCAACCAACATTCTGAATGGCGGCGGTGCCGGCGGCACAACGCTTACACTCGTCAAGGCGTGGCTGCGCAGCTTCATGGTCTTCGGTTCGAACCAAAAGCTCGGGCTCTGCGGTCCGCTGGCTTTCCAGGCTTTATCCGACTACGCCAACTCGGCCGCGGCCGGTTTCAGGATCATGAACAACGAGACGGTGTTCGGCATGAACATCACGACCATCGTGACACCGCTCGGCATTCTCGAACTTACCTTCCACCCGCTCCTGCAAGAGCTCACGGCCTACCAGGCTTCGATGTTTGTCATCGACATGCCCAACATCGTCCAAAAGACGATGGAGCCGCTCTTCCTCGAACGCAATATCCAGACCCGGGGCCAGGATGCGTATCAGGAGCAATTCCGCGCCAAGCTGGGTATCAAGCTCAAGTTCGCCAATGCCTTTGGGCATGCGTACAATTTCCAGCTGATCACCGGAAACTAATTGACGTGGGCGCGCCGCGGCGCCCATAGTATCTGCCATGCCCAAAGAAATCGTAACCGCGGCAGAAGCCTTGGGGGCTTCTGCGGAAGATACGCCGGAGATACCGAGCTCCGTGCCTTCGACAAAGCCCGCGGAACCTGTTTCGCCCGAACCTCCTGCGGCCGGCTTCGAAGCGCCGCCTGCTAGCGAACAGGACGCGGCGCCACAGACAGCTGCGGACGTGCTGGCAACCCCTCCACCCTCGGCGGCGCCACTGCAGGCCAAGGAAGCCGTCATTCCGGCCAAACCTGAGACGATCGCCCCGACAGAGCCAGAATACGCAGAGCCGGCTGCGCCTGTTGTGCCGAAGGTAAAAATCGAATGGCGCTTTGTGAAGAACATTCACTTTGGCGAAAAGCTCATTTTTCTCGACGGGACGGAGTACGTCTTCAAGAGCGCGCTGCACATCGTCCGCGATTCCGAACTGGCGCAGAAAATTCTCGCCGTCGCCAAGAAATACAATATCGTCGAACAGTAACTTCAACCCACTCCCACCATGGCCAAAGCCTTCAATGAAAAATCGGGCGGCGTGAAAGTGCCGTCTTCCGGCAAAGTCAATTCGCCCTCACGCAATCCCAAAGAGCAGATCGAAACGCTCGGCGGCATGCCTCCGGAAAAGACTGAGACTGGCAAGGGCGGCATCAACGATTCCAACGACCCGTCCAAGCGCGGCGCTGCGCCCGACACCGTCCACGGCGTATAACCCTTTCCGCGTCCCGCGGGTATTTTAACCGGCGGTGGTTCTTGCTCGCGCAAGGATCACTGCCGTTTTCTTTTTCACCATGGCTCTCACCTTCCAAGACGTTGTAAACTACCTCGTAACTACGGTTCAACGGGACGACCTCTTGCCGCGGTACCTCGGGTTCGTTAACGATGCGGTGCACAAGATCGCGGAGATGCACTCGTTTGAACAGATGAAAGCCACTGGTACGGGTTCCGTGGCGATCGGACAGACCCGGGCGAGTTTGCCGGCCGATTTTAAAGAGCTCCAAGATGGGAGATACCCGATTTTTGATACCGTGGGATCGAACCCAGGAGTTCTTGTTCCGGTGTTCAGTCGTGCGGAAGTTGAGAAGTTACTCGGCGCAGGACTTGTTCCTCCGCTTAGTTTCATTTACACCCAGGATTATACTGGAGGTACCCCGAATTTTTATGTCGATCTTCCAGCGCCGGCAACGGCGCTTCACACGCTCAACCAAATTTATTATTTTGCGTATCCGTCGGCGGTGACGGATCCAACTCAGACGACACCTCTGATCACCTATTTTTTCAATTTAGTTCGTTTGAAAGCTGCATCGATTGCGTTCGAGTCGATCAACGACCCTGTTTATCAGTTGCATGAAAACCAATTCACGAAAGAGTTCGCCGTGGAAACAGGGATGGACTTGGCTGTGGCGATGGCGCGTATGACCCAGCAGAAAACATGAACCTCCAAACTTTATCGGCGCTGGTGGCAGTCGGTCTTGGATCAAGGCAGGAGGCTTGGCTGGGCACTATCCCCGCGCTGATCAACGAAGGGTTGAACCAGATTCAACAGCGGCGCTCGTTCAATTGCATGAAGCTGACGATTTCGTTTAATTTGGATGTGTCTGGTCCAGGGCCGTTTTCTTACGCGCTACCGACGACGTTTAAAGAATTGCAGAGCGGTCCGAACGCACTGTATGCCACCACCGGGGCGCCGTACGGGAACAGCATTTGGCGCATTTTCACCCGGCAGGAGGTGATGCGGTTGACGCAAATTGGGATCAACGTGGCGGAACGTACGGCGTATCTTGAGCAGGACCCAACCAATAACAACCAATGGACGATTTATTTTCCCGGTCCTATGGACGAAGGTTCCCTTCCTCCTGATACGACTTTCAGTGTGGACACCTACTCATTTTTGTCACCGGTGGTAAATCCGACGGATGAAAACGATTTGATGAAACGGTACCCAATGTTGATTTTGGAGCAGTGCAAAGCGCTCGTTTATTCGCTTGGGTCTGATCCTGATTCGATTGCCGGAAAAAACGAAGCTTTGAAAATGACGGCGGCTTATTTTTCCCAGGCGTCTGCGGACGACAATTCGCACAGCGTGCGCGGGCGCACCTCCCGTATGATGGGGTTCTAACTTATGCCACTCACACCCTTCGATCCCACCTCTCCAGCGGACAATTCCGCTGTGTCTGCCGGGGCAGCGGCAATTCGTGCGCTGACCCAGTTGATCATAAATTTTTTGTCGGTGTCGTTCGACATGACAACCGGACTGCTTCTGGCATCGCAGGTACCCGGGGCGCTCCCGACGCCATACGGAACGGCAGGCCAAGTTGTGACTTCGACGGGCGCTTCTACTACGCCGGTTTGGGCCACGCCTGGAAATTTGGTTTCGGGAATGATCATTATGTATGGAGCGGTTACGGCACCCAGCGGCTGGTTGACTTGCAACGGAAGCACGCAACTGATCACTTCATATCCTGCCTTGGCTACTTTGCTCGGCACAACCTTTGGGGGTGACGGGTCTTCTACTTTCGGACTTCCTGACATGCGTGGGCGAACTCCAGTCGGTCTTGGGTTGGGCACAGGCGGTTCTGCCACGACGTGGACTTTGGGAGAACAACTCGGCGAAGAGCAGCATACCCTCGTAATAGGAGAAATTCCTCCGCATACACATTCGGTTAATCAATATGCCAGTTTGAACGGAACAGCGGGTGCAAATCCGATTTGGGCGAACGTGAACAGTGTTAACTCTGGTTCTGCCGGGGGAGGGTCGCCGCACAACAATCTTCAGCCTTCGTTGGGGCTTTCATTCATAATTAAAACTTAAAATGCGCCGTCTTGGAGGAGGTTTCGAGATAAAGGTGGCGGCTCCTACATTGGGGCTGATCACTCGCGTGGCGTCTGATGAACCGGATCCTCGTGCAGCTACAGTAGCGTCTAATGTTCGTTTTGAAAAAGGCGTTGTTAAAAATGCAAAAGGGTTCGTATCCGTGTCGTTAAATGAACCGTTGGACTCTCCGGTTAATTTGATTTTTCAAACTCAGTTTTATAACCCGGCTTCAGATGTCGGAATAATCGGTACGGCTCGAAAAATATATTCAATTTCAATCCCATCGGTTTTTCCCGACGCGGTGCTGACTCAATTATACGATTTCGGAAATGATATTGCCAGTTCTCAGAATCGTATAAGTGCAGCTACGTTTTTCAACCGGGTTGTTTTTGCCCAGGTTGATTCCATACTATTGCAGTGGTATGGAACCGGGACAGTTATTCCGGTGATTGGCCTTGATCCTACTTTGAAGTGGAAAGGAGTTAACGTATTCAGGGATTATGTTTTAATATGGAATGACAGCCTGTTGCAGTGGTGTGCGACGGACAATATGGATTGCTGGATTCCCGTGGGAGAAACCGCTACCTCTGCGCTTTTAAATACGATCCAATCCTTCACAATGCCAGAAGCTGGAGACGCTACGGGGTGGATTTTTGTCGATTCGCAGACCGCATCTTTACTCGCACTGGGGCAGTTTATGAGCATGCAGTACGGGGGTACCACGTCGTATTTTCAAGTCTCTGCAGTTGCTCCAATTACTGGGCAGAATGGTCAAGTCGCCGGGTATGCACAGGGAATCCCTGCTGGTCAGCCGGGGAACGTGTACATCAACAGTTTTGTTCCGTATCAAACCGGAGAATTTTTGTACTTTCAAAACAACTCGGCGGTTTTGCAAGTTTCGGCGGCGGCAATCGATCCTGGGACATTGGCAACGGCGGTGGCGGCAAATTTCAATATTCCTTCACCGGGAGGACAGGTTACAGTCAGTACCGCGGTAGCGCCTCAGTATTTGCCAGGCACGTATGTATCAGTTGGGGTGTCTGCATTTGCCGGGTCTGATATTTACTTGGTGGTGTCGGTGAATTCGTCAACGAATACGATTATTCTTCAGGCAACCGGTGTTGGGTTCACTGGGGCAACGGTTCATTACGCCGGGGAGATCATTGTGCCGCAGCCGTTTGTCGCTGTGACGAATACTTCAGCCGTGGCAGCTGCAGGCTCGTTTGCCACACCACTTCTAGAGTACAATGCGTTTCAGATGGAAGCTTTGAACCTGACTGGTGTTTTGGCACAAGGCACCATTGTTCCTTCCGGTACGCAGATTTTGTCCGTGGATGCCAATGGTGCGGGAGCTTTGCAAAACGCAGGGGTGCTCGTCAACGGCCCCATTCTTTGGTGTGACACGTTGGGAGATTATGGATACATTTTTAAAAATCGGTCGATCCAATCGATGCAGTACGTCGGAATCGCCCAAGGCACTTTTTTTATTCGGCCGCAGGTTACGGATGAAGGACTTATTGGGCGGTATTCTTTCGCAAAGGTTGGGCTCGACACCATGTATATTTTTGGGAACCGGGAGTTTTATAGGTATGCCGGCGGATCTCAATTGGTACCGATTGGACGGCAGCATTCGGTTGAAGTTTTTGCAGAGTTGGATCGGACTCGGGCCGATGAGATTATCGGGTATCACAACGAACAGGATTTCGAGATCGGGTTTGTATATCCGGTGGCTGGTACGGTGTCCACGGACGCGCCGTACCGAGTTTTTATTTACAACTATGTCGAAGATTCGTGCACGATCGACGACTACGATCCCAGCGTTCATCCTTCGTTAGTATTGCACGGGATAACGGCACTCTCACGACTCAAATTTAGTCCGAACATCACATGGGCCGTGGCGCTTGGCACTTGGGTGAACCCGGGTTCGTGGCCAGCGTCAGCCACATGGCAATCTTTGTTTGCGGGTTCTCAGACCAATTTTATGCTCGCTGGGTTTCAAAACAACGAGACAGTGGGGAACCCAACTTTGGCCGTTTTAAACCAAAATTACGACCGGGACGGAGTGGCGATGCTTTGCCAATACGAAACTCCGGATATGGACGGTGGAGATTCGCAAGTTTGGAAGTATGGCGACACTTTGATGATTTCGCTGCAGACCGGACTTCCACTTGTTCCGCAGGCCAACCCGTTCGTAATTACGGTTCAACTTGGGTCACGTAATAATTTAGATGACGCTGTAGTGTGGTCGAATCCGGTTAATTTAAATGTCAACGGCGATGGAAACGTGATTACTAAAGTAAATATTCAGAGGTCGGGTCGTTACTTGCGGGTGCGTATAAACAGCAATCAAGCCGGGTGTGGCTGGCGTATTTCAAAAATGACTTTGAATGGGCGAACAGGCTCTGTGTACTAATGGCTTTAGTAAGTCCAATTTCGGTTGATAATGCGCCGCGGGTCGTGGCGCCTCCTTCTTCTCCGGAAGGGCAATACCAGGCGGCTGTGGCGCAGTGGGCTAATGAGGTTGCCTTGGCTATACAGCAATTAAACACGGCGGTTCAAAAAATTCCAACGGCGAGTTCGAACGGCATCACAGTTTCGACACCGACTTCGCCACTTCCGCCCGTAGTTTCTACCCCGGGGTTAAACGGGTGGTCGCCAGTGCTGGCCATAATAATTTATTCGGGGAATCCTATTTTAGCGGTGGTTGGGTGGGTCGGAGGGACTGGCATTGCTCCCGCCAGTCCTGTATATGTAGGGGCTTCCGGGTTTGTTACAAATCCATCGCAAGCCGTGAACTTTAATAGTTATATTGGAAACGCAGTTCCATATAATTACGCGTCTTCTGGAAATATCCAGGTTACTTTTTTAGCAGGCACGTACGGATTGGCGGTACTGGCAGGGTCGGCGTCATTTTCTCCCGGGGGGTCTTTGGGTGTATTAGCAGGGGCGTCTCAGGTTTTGGATATAAATAATTCGACGGGGGGAACGATCAATCTAACATGGAATTCGTCGTGGCAGCAGGCAAACGGGTTTGCTCTTCCTTCAACTTTGGCTGCCGGTGCGTGGTTACGCATTACCCTGCGCTGCATAGGGGCGTCGGATAGTTCTGTGGTCGTATCTCTCGGTTAAAACTTGACTTAGAGTCTGTAAAAAATTTAAATTTTTCAATGAAACGGTTCTTACGAATGCTTCTTTTTTGCGAGTTGTTTTTAACGGTTTGTCGTGCGCAGCTAGTCAATCCTACGATCACCGGGACACTTACGCTTAATCAATCTTTGACTCAAGGATCGGCAGTTTTGCCGCCAACAAATCTCGGTACCGGGATCCCTTCTTCGAACACTATTTTGTATGGGAACGGGGTGTGGGGACCGCTCCCGCAAAATATTTTACCAACTCAAGCTTCTGTTGCGTGGTATGGAGCGGTTGGCAACGGTACAACCGATGATACGGCGGCGATTCAGGCTGCGATCAATGCCACTGTGGCGGCGTCGGGTGGGAAAGGCGGGATTCTCTATATTCCGGCTGGGTTTACGTGTAAAACTTCAGCGCCTCTTGTTATTCCGGCCGGGGTATCAGGTTTTATATTAGAAGGCCAAGGTGTTCAGGACAACGCTTCGAATTCTCAGATACTTTACACTGGTCCGACTACGCTTCCGGCGGTTGTTTTTGCCTACACTTTTACGGGCGCACATTCAGGGTTTCAACTTACGACTGGGGCGACAATTGCAGGAGCCAATAGTTCTGCCACAACTATTGTGGCGCCGGCGGGGTGGCTTGCATCTGGAAGTGAAACTGGAACCATTGGTAATATTCACGGAACGCTTTCAGTTTCGGCGGGAGTTTATACTTTTACGCGTGGGTCGGCGGGGCTCACGACGACTTGGGTTGCGGGACTTGATTGTTATGTCCCTGATAGCGTTACGGGCAGCCAGACCTACGATCGCGCCAGTATGTTGCGAAATCTTTCGATTAACGGCAATGGGAACGTATGCGGCGTGCTCCTCCAAGGTCACGGGAGTGCCGAAGGATTTGACCACGTTTACGTGAACAACGTTTCAACTTGTGTTCAAATCAATCAGCAGCCGGCCAACGGAAATCTGGAATTTATTTCTTTTTACCGGTGTAATTTTCAATCGAATCAGTACGGACTCGCGGTATACGGCGGGGATTCGTTTTGTATCACTGTTTATGACTGTTCGATAGGCGTGAATTCTGGGACGGCTCAGACGGGGCCATTGGCGTGCATTCGAGTTTTGAATCCGTTGGCTAATTTATCTCAAGGCAACAATGGCGCAGGGTTTTATGTTTATGGGGGTAACATCGGCATCGGGGGGTCTTCTCCGAACATGTGCGCTGCTTTGGAATTTACGGGTGTGGGGGATCCTATTGCGTTTAACGGCGTTCGTTCGGAAGGGTGCGCCGTGGCACTTCGAATTAACAATAATGGCGGTACTGGACGAAATGTGACGTTCCGAGATTGCAGTTTTGCCGGGATGAATCAACGAACTCTGACGGCTTGGGCGGCTTCAACGGTTTATCAGGGACAGCAGTTTCTAACGAACGGTGGTAACACATATCGCGTAGTTTCTGGTGGTACGTCTTCGGCTTCTTCAGGTCCAACCACTACCACCAAAGCGAATGAAACCAACGGTTCGATGACTGTTGCGTATGTTGCACCTACGCAGTCACAGTCTGATTACGCTTCGTGGTCGTACATTGTGGAAGCGGCGTCCTACCAATCCGGTGATACGTCGTACACTCAAACCAGCGGTGGGCATACGAACGTCGTTATAGATAATTGTGTTTTTAGTATAAACAACCCCAATACAAATCCTGGCGGTTTGGCGGTAGATCAGGCTCAGTTTTTAAGCCTGCGTGAAAAAAATACGATTTTTAGTGGTCGTTTATTTGAAAACACAAGTTCTAATGCTTCCTTTATACACAAGGAACAGTGCAGTTATTCGATTTGGTCGGGGCCTTCCCAATTTATTTTTGATCAGGATGAAGCAGGAGCTCCTGAGAACCTTTTGACCTATAATTCCAATCCTAACACGGGAGGTTGGACGATCGGATCAAATGTCACCGTTGCAAACACGAGTACAAACCCTCCATACTTGCCAGCGATGGGCGGCAACGCGTTTAGACTGACCACCAGTGGGTCTGCGTACGACACGACCGCGACTACGATTTATCAAAATACGACGATTTCGTCTTCGTCGGATACTGGTAATGACGGTTATGTTATTACTGGCGGCGTTCCTTTTGGAAATAGCGGTACTAACCAATATGTGGTTGTAAATGTGACTGACCAAAATGGGTATCTTTTGGCCAAAGGAATTTACGGGGCGGGTACGCAGTTCGCTCTTCCGTTCGAGGCTTATAATTCCAGCCTTACCGGCAATATTCAAGTTTCCGTGGGCGCAATGACGTTGAACGGAGGGAGCAACCAGCAGGGAACGGTGACGATGCTACAGATCGGCCGTAATCGGGACCATACGTACGTTCAGACCGGGCCGTATGCGATTGACGGGTATAATCTACTACACCGGGACGAGTCCTCGCATGGAACGGTTTCCGCAGGTCGCCTTATCATTCCGAATACGGATCTAGGCGGTGTCGTTAGCGGCCCGTACGATCTTCGCACTGGAGATGTGATTGTAAATTCGAATCAGCTTTCATTTTTTGACGGAGTTCAGCAAGAGACGCTTCCTCGCACGTTTTATCAGTCAGGAACAACCGCTCCTACAACTGGAATTTGGCGTGTGGGTGATCAGGTGTTGGCAACCAATCCGACTGCGGGAGGGTATATTGGGCTCGTTTGTACGGTGGCCGGTGGATTTACAGCTACGGGCGGTTTTGCGCCTGGCGATTATGGGGCGTGGGCGGCGACTACGGCTGTTCGACTTTCAGATTACCGTTATACGGTGGGGAATAACATTTACAAGTGCGTCGTTCCTGGGACTACCGCTTCGAGTGCGCCGAGCGCTACTTCTGGGTTTGTTAACGATGGAACGGTTTGGTGGCAGTGGGTAGGGTCTATCGCATCACCAACGTTTAAAACTTTTGGGGCTATTTCAATGTAGTTCAGTGTAACCCGTAATCCTTCCAAACCAATGATCTCAAAACTTCGTTTTTTCAGACTGTTTTTTACAGCTGTCGTTTTTACTGTTGCCGCTTCACTCCAAGCGTCGGTCGGCCAAGTCACGACTCTTTCGACCACGGCCAAAACCATCATTAAGCCCGGTCCGTACGATAAGACGATTGTGATCCAAAACAACGGGTCCAACTCAGTGAGGCTCTCGATTGACGGGGGCGCATCGTACACT